CTATTTTGATGGTTTCGCGATGGCGCCGACGCGACGGTAAACCCGCTCGGTAATGTCGCCTTTTGTGTGCCCGAGCAGCAGGCTGGCGTCACCCACATCACTAATCTCCGATGCCGCTTTCGGTCGAATGTCCCGGAACTGGAATTCACCGATCCTCTTTGCCAGCAGCTCGTCTCCCTGCTCAAGAGCGTCCAGCTTTGCCTTCTCCCGCGCGGCATCCCATCGCTTCCTCAGCATCGTCGCCGTCATCCGTTTACCGCTCCGGTTGATGATCAGGTAGCTCGACACGTGCGCAGCGTTCCGCTCTGTGATCGCAGCGATCAGAATGCCCAGGCTGTTCGCCTCCCCGGCGGTCGTCATCTGAATGCGCAGCTTCTTGTGCGTCTTGTTCTGCTGAACAGTCAGATATCCGCCTTCAACATCATCCTTCCGCATAACCAGCACATCTGCCGGCCTTTGTCCGGTCAGATAGGCCAGGTCCATCGCTTCTTTCAGCTCCTGAGCTGCCTGCTTGTACACCGCCTCCCAAACCACATCATTCGCGTAATAGTCCCTCGGCGTCTCCTTGTTCTTGCGCACACCTTGGCAGGGGTTTTCTTTTGTCGTCAGCCCCCATTCCCGGGCGATGTTGAAAATGTGGGAGAGGGTAGCGATCTCACGGTTTGCCCGGACCTTTGCCGATCGCGCGTCTCGGTAGCCAGCAATCGTTGCTGGCGTGATCGAGTCGATCGGGGCGCTATCGAACATCGGCCGAAGCTGCTTGATCTCCGCCAGGTTGTCCTTCTGCGTGCGCGGCGCTTTCTTTGGCACCACATCACGAATGTACCGGTCGAAGATTCCCTTCATAGTGCGCAGGTCGAGGGGCTTTTCCTTGGCTTCGAGTTCAGCCCACTTTAGCCTGGCCTTGTCGATATCCTTGCCCAGAGGGATGTCATTGCCGAGCAGGTCGCGGTAGTAATACGCGGTCCAGGTACTACCGTTTTTGCGCTTTCTGGATCGTTTGTACATTCGAGGGGGCAGATGCTGGTGTTCGGTCTTGCGGGGGCGCATATCAGTTCACTCGCGAATAATCAGGTGTCCATACCGGTGTGGCCGGTGGCGGGTTCGGATCGGCGATGGTGGGGCTGATCATGCCCAGCTTCATGCGGGCGTACATCCGCCCCACCAGCGGGCGCTTACCGCGGCTTTCGACAAACACCCACTGGCGATCAATCAGCCAGCGGCGCTGGTACGCGCGGGCTTTGTAGCCGGTGAGCTCGGCCAGCTCCTCGTCGGAGAGAATTTCAGTTTCCATTTTGTTGCTCCATGCCGCGCGTTGCGGCAGAAGGTGGTTATTCGGTTTTGGTGGGGAACCACTCGGTCTCGTACTCGAACTGAGTTACTCGCCGCGGCTCGATGTGCGGGATGGATTGCTTGAATTCGTGGACTGAACCAACTCCACCGCCGAAATCCTTTGCCTCTCTCACGAACACGTCTTTGTAGATCCGCAGCAGGTGTTCGGCGGCATCGGCGAACGCCTCCTCGCGGTAGAAGCCAACTATCGTGATGCCGTCATCGACCAGCCAGACCGTCCGGCGCGGGCCGTGCTCTGCCTTGTCGATCTTGTCGGCCATCTTCTGCCGGGCATAGCGGAGCTGATCCAGCGAAAGCTGGTCGATCCATTCATCGGTGCCGACCCGCATGGTGTGGCCATATTCACACTTGAGTTCAGGCATACGAATTCCTCGCCTGCCGTACACCGGCAGGCTTTGTGGTTAAATGAGATGTTTTCTTAAGGAGAGAGATCTATGAAAAAGGCATTTCAAAACCCGTTGTTCTTAACCGGTCTGCCGCTGACCGTCTGTGGCGTTGCGATTACTGCCCCGGGTCTTTGGATTCCGGGGCTGGTGCTGATGGTTGCTGGCTTGGCTACGAAAAAAAGAGCCTGACTTCATCGCCACAGCCCCCTGTAGATCAGGTAGGCCATGTAGAGCGGGGCGAAGATCATGGCTGAACCCTCTTGAACTCGACGACCCAGACCCACGGGTTGGCGGCCCAGTCGCCGCCGGTGCCGATCCAAAGATCCTGGAATGCAAAGGCAGGCGACTTGAAGCCGAACTGATGCCAGTCATCAATGTTGCTCGGATCATGCAGGTGCCAGTGCCAGCCACCTCGGACGTGAGGAATGATCCCCTCGGCCAGCGCCTGCTCTTCGCTGATGTCCTGCAACCGCTCGACGCGCACGTCGGTGATCTCCAGCAGGATGCGGCAGGCCCAGCGCGGCATGTGGATGGAGGGCACAGCTTTTTGGCCTCGCGCTTTATCAACCCTGCGTGGGTTGCCGCTCACGCTGTAGCTGGCACCTGGCGCCCGGGTACTTTGAATCCACCAATCACCGAGCTCCGGCGTTCTCGGGACATCGTGGCGGAAGGTGCCTGGCTGAGTAGGATCCTCTGGACAGAGCAATTTGCTGTAAATGCCGCTTTCACGAACCCACAGCCGATCGCCGGGCTTACCGAAGGGACATTCCGGATTGAGCTTCGTGACGTCTGGGTTACGGATGAAGGGCTGGCCTTTGCCGTAGCTGCCAATGTCGGCCGGTGAACGCGGCTGTACCTTCACCGGACGGCGCGTGACTGTCTTCCGGCCATCCAAAATGGCGCGCACCATCGGTGCCGAGAATAGGATCGGTCGTTCTTTCGGTTGTGGTGAAATGTTCATCAGCAGTCCGTCCAGTTGAGCTGTTTGATGTAGTCGCCGCCCGAGCACAGGTGCTCGTCGTTGATCGCCTCAATGTCCTTGATGTCAGCGAGAACCGCTTTGGCACGTTCGAGGGCGAGTTCGGCATGGCTGATCTGGTGCCGCTTTCGGGCCCTGTAGGAAGCGAGGGCTTTTTCCTTCTCTGGATAAGCGAATCGCCGCCATGAGTCCTTCGATACCCGCTTCGCATCCTTGAAGGTTTTGCCTGTAGCGGCCTGCCGGGCACGTGCCCAGCCTTCCGAGCCTGCGGGGACGATCCAGTAGCAATGCTCGCTTTCCCGGATGGCTACGAATCTACGGCAGACGATCGTCACCCCTTCCGGGCCGATGGAGTCGACGTAGCGAAAGTGGTCTGGCCCTGTTCGTTTCTTTTCTTCAGACATGACTTCGTCCTTGCCGCTATAGCGGCTGGCTTTGAAGGGGGAGGGAGTTACTGCGTTTAAAGTGTTTTCTTTGCTAAAGTAGCGAAAAACATTACAAGGAAGAACTCGTTGAATCGTTTACGAACTTATTGGGTTGATCAAGCTAATTTCTGGTTGAGTCGGAGTTTAGAGTGGTGGGCACCGTATCTCACAGCCCTATATATAGGTGGTGCTATTATCATCATGGGTGCAAAATTTGAGGATCTTATTGCGTTAAAATTGAACGAAATAGGAGATCTCGCTGCTGGTGTATTTGGTCCTTTAGCTTTTTTGTGGCTTATCCTAGGATATCTGCAACAGGGGAAAGAGTTGAAGGCGAGTACGGATGCTTTGAAGCTTCAAGCCAAAGAACTAAATAACTCCGTTACGCAACAAGAGATGATGGTCGCATCCCAGGAAAGAAGTTTAATAAACTATGAAAATTCTATAGAGCCACTGCTGAAGGCGCTAGTGGTTTATGCGGGTTGGGATGAAGGTGGTTTTTACTGCACTGTTAGCATTGAGAATTTTGGAGAGTACTGTGAGTTAATTAATGTGCATTCTCATGCAAAAAGTGGAGCGTCAAGTTCGAATAATTTGGATCCGCTATTTACTGGGGATTTAGTGACGTATAGATTTTATGGGTTAAAAGAATTTGAGGAATTTGAAATAACAGTAGAGTATACGGCTAGGAGTGGAATTAAGAACGCTCAGAGCTTTGATATGAAAACGTATTACGATGACGATGAATCGAAGCACAGATATTTTGTGAAGAAAATTCCTTTTTTGTCATCGAGTTTCTATAGAAAACCTACCGTCTAGTTAGCCATTTCATGCCCGGGCGGTGGAGGGTGGTGAGGGATCAGCTACAGTTCAGCGATCAGCCAATGGAGGTGGTGTATGACCTGTTACATCTGCGGGAAAGATGTCGAGGCAATCCAGTTTCCAGATAGTGAGGAAGTTCCTTGCCCTGACTGCACGCATTACAGAATTTCAGGAACAGCGGTCGCTCTGTTCAAGCAGCACAACTGGCGATTTGACGTTGACTTGGCACGTCGCTGGATCGCGTCTCAGCAGGGTTCCGGCGTTATTCCGCTGATCGATTCGAGTAGAGCGGCGACCCTGCTTTAGGCGGCCGCTTTGAGCGCTTCGAGGATTCGTTTGCCGGCGAGTGGCGGTACCGCGTTTCCGGTCATGTGCATGGTCAGCCGGTGATTGTCCGGGCGCAGCGTGTCCTTTGGGAAAGACTGAGCGGCCATCGCTTCGTCGGCGGTGATCATGCGCATCATGTCGCCGTCGACGATTGCCCATCGATCCAGCGTGGTAATGGTGCCGATCGGGCGGTCAAGGCTGCGGCCGGTGAGGCCAGAGCCTGAGCCGTAGTAGGGCATCACGAACCGGTCGCCGAAGCGCTCGCGGCCATTCTTTACGCGGGTCAGTGTTGACGCGGCGCGGCCTGGCTTGTTGATCGGTGACCACTTCCCGGCGTCGAAGTCGATAATCTCGCGGGCTGGTACGTGCTGGTAGCGGGGCAATTGCAGATGCAGCGGTGCCTTGCTGCGCGAGCAGACCATGAACAGGCGCACGCGGTGCTGCGGGACGCCGAGGTCGGCGCAGTCCACGATGTGCGGTGCCAGTGAGTAACCCAGGCGCTGCATGGCATCAGCCCAGGCCGGGTACAGAATCCAGTCCATGAACTCAGGTACGTTCTCGATCACGGCGAACTCTGGGCGGTTAACCTCAGCGTTCTGGACCGGGGCCCAAGCTGTCGAGCGCGAGTTGTCGTGCTGAGGGTTGCCGGCAGCTTTTCCGCGAGCCTTTGTGTGCCCTTGGCAGCAGGGCGAGGCAAGCATTACATCGTGCTTTGGCACGTCCGCCCAGTTCGCTTGGTGCAGATCCTGACAGACATGGATTGTTTCCGGATGGTTTGCGCTGTGCCATTTGACGGCTTCTGGCCAGTGGTTGGCAGCCCAAAGCACTTTCAGGCCTGCCTCCTTTCCGCCAGTTGTCCATCCGCCGCATCCGGCGAACAAGTCAATTGCTGTGAGCATGCTGAGCCCTTGCCGGCAAGTGCCGGGTAGTGAAGTGAGGTGAGGTCAGGCGGTTGCGGATAGGGCCAGAATGTCCTCGCCACCGCGTGCGATGCCGGCGTGCAGTTCAACCTTTTGACCGGCAAGCATCCCGGCGATCTGGGCGTTCATATCCAACTCGACGCCCTTGCTTTTCCGTGACTCTTTGATGTCCTGAGTGGCGAGATATTCGCTGATCAATGCCTTGTCCTGCGCCTGAATCGCGACGAGGTCTTGGCCGGTGGCGGACTGGCAGGTCAGATCATCATCAGCCTGAGGCACAAGCGCTTTCAGCTTCGACTGGACTTCCCACACCCATGCCAGCGCGAAATGGTCGCCGGCGGTTTCGGGCGAGTAATCGCTTCGGCGAACTCCGGACCTGACCGCAGAGCAGTATTCCTTGCGCGCCTGGGTGAGCTTTCGGTGCAGGGACTCATACGCATACAGGGCGATGTTCTGAGCAGGAGACACGCCGACGAATGTCGCGCACTCGATGACTTGCCCTTTCGCAGAGCTCCACTTCCGGCGCCGCAGGGTCGTGCAGTTGAATGCATCCGCAACCGCGATGCTCAGCTGCTGATCCCATGCCGGCCGACGCTTGGCGCGGTAGAGGTCCGATTCGACTTCCCCGACGTCGCTCAACTTCACATCCATTTCGGTCAAGCGGTACTCGCGCATCAGTGCCTGTGCCTGCCGAAGCGCGGTTGCCGCTTCGTTCTCGTTGGCGCTCTGAGCCAGTGCCAGGCAGTGCTTGATCTTGCGGATCGCGCGCTCAAGTTTCTTTTCGTCGATCTGTTGTGCGGACATAGGGGATCCTCGCCGGGTATATTGCGATAGGGATTTCTTTAGGGAATAAAGGGATGTTGCCGAACTACATTCAGTACCGTTACGAACTTTTCAAGCAGAAAAAATCAGCTAAATCTCTTTCAAAAAGCGAGCCGCCGGACAGCGAGCAATCCTACGAGAGCGGAGAAATGGCTGACTTTGTCCGTAAATGGGAGCTTTCTGAGCAATGGCGGGCATTGATACAAACGCAATACTATCGACGGAAAGCCGAGTCTCTTCTAGTGCAGATGCCCGATGAGTTGGACTCTACGATGTACTCTCGCGTCGATTGGAATGATCATCCTGATGAGCCTTACTATCTGACACCGTTAGGGCTCAAAACAGTGAGAGATTCAATTCGCGCAGAGCAGAAACACAGGCGCGAGTCAGTGGGGTATTGGTTCGGAATCGTGGTAGGCCTGATCGGTGCGGTCACTGGCTTGGTGTCTGCCTTTAAGGGCTGAGTCAGTCTCCGCAGAAGCAGTCGATGTCTTCGGCGAGATGCTCGAAATCAAAATCGGTCTGACGTGATCGTTGCTCGGCAGACCAGCCCATCGTTTTGTAATCAGCTCGGTCCTGTCGGAACACCTGGCCGAACCGCTCTTCAGTGCCTGACCACCAGATCACGCGCGACGGGTCATCCATGATGGTCTTGATCAGCTTGCCCTCGTTCTTCTTCCAGCACAGATCGCAGTTGCCGAAGTCGGAATCCATTCCCAGATCGAAGGGCTGGGCCGCCCAGAATGTACTGACATCCTCCTTGGTGACGCCGGCGGTGTAGGACGGGCAGACGTTGTCCCAACGGGTACCGCCGCGATCATTGGCGGCCATCATTCGGTGGTAGCGCTTTGGCTCGTCGTAGCGAATGCCAACCACGCAATCCCAATCGGTATAGCCCAGGGCGCGCATGTGTTTCTCGCCGATCTTCACCTTCAGGTAGGCGGTGCACATGTTGTTCGAGAAATTTGGCAGCACTGGCGGCAGGTTCTTCTCTGCCTTCCGGTACGCGGCGTAATACTCGAGCATCATGGTGAATGGCTCGCCGTTGCGGCTGGCAGTTTGGAAATCCACCAGCTTGTACCAGGGCGCGTCATCGGGTTGGCCGTACACGCGGCACCACTCCATCCAGACGATGTTCACGTTCCAGCGCCTGGCGATCTGATCGATGAAGACCAGCGCTTCCTCGCGCTCCTTGCCGGTGTTCTGGAAGAACAGGTGCACGTCCGGCGGGAGGGTGCCCCCGTGTGCTTCGAGGATCTTGTAGACCATGTGCCCGCTGGTGCGACCACCGCTGATGCCGATCTGGGCCGGGCCCGTGATCAGGTAGGGATTCATAATTGCTCCAGACAGCCGATTGCCTCGCCGGCTGGCGTGATTCGTAGAAGTGGGGTATTTGTGTTCGGCCCGGCATGGAGCCGGAGATAGGAGAAGCAGATGGCAAACCAAAATCAGCTCGACGCTGTAGAACAGCTACTGATGGCTTTGTTGAACACACCAGAAATGAATCTAGTGTCGAGCAAGGTTTTTGAAAAAGCCAAGGCCGCGTTGATGGGTAGTGATGGCCCGCCAGGCACAAAGCAAAAAACCGATGCAGCTAACTATTTGGCTCACCTGAAGCTGCAGTTGAAGTAGTAGTTCTACCTAGGCTTGACGATTTCGTCGTCAGGCTCTGGCGGATCGTCGGCGAGCGACTTCATGCCGGCCGCCTCAATCAGTCGCGACACCTTTTCAGTAACAACAAAAGGTGTCGTGACACACTTGAGCATCTTGGCTTGGGTTTCGAAGTCGGCCGCGATCAGGTTCCGCAGCAGGTTCTGATACACCTCCTGCTGGTTGTTGAAGCCATGGGCGGCCATGACCCGCTTGAGGTCGGGCTTGAACACGCCGGCCACTTCAACCGTAAACTTCTCGACACCCAAAGCAGCGTCCTTTGCTGCCGCCTTCTCGCGCTTTTTCTTCTGCTTGATGGCTTCCTTCGTCGGCTCCAGTACTTCGGCCATGGCCTACCTCTTCAATTCCGCTGGCCGGCAAATCCAGCCAGGTCTGTCGTTTGCGCTGTTGGGGTCTGGAACGTCTCACGCTGCGACCTTCACCTGATGCCAGGCGCCGGCGGTGTAGAACAGCTTCGCGGCTTGGGCTTCGTCCATCGATATCTCGTCGGGAATTGCAATCCAGCCTGACGCAACCAGATGGTTCGGGTTCGCGCTGTTGCGCAGCTCCATGTAGTAATGCTCGATGGCATCGGTCAAGCGCTCGACCTTGTAGATGCCCTCCGGCGAGATCTCGACCGATTTGATGTACTCGGCGCCGCGCTCGTCTCGACACATGACAGCGATGTAAATGGTCCAGCGATAAGAGAAATCGAAGATTGCATTGGCGATCGCCAGACTGCGGATCTGCTTGCAGCTCTTCCAGTTCGCCATGATCTGGCTACCGCTTGGGTCGATGTTCACCACCGCGACGTGGTTGGTGCGCAGCAGCGCCCGGCAGCTGCGTTCAGCCCGGGCGAAACCGTTGTTGGGTTTGCGTTTCGACTTCATAGCGAGTCCGCCATTTTGCGCAGAGTCTTTCGGTCAGCGGCCGATATCGGCTTCGGGCGCCGCTTGAGTACCGTTTCAGGGTCTATTTTGTTTGAGCGGGGCGGCGGCAGCGGATTGCGCGGCGGGCTCTTCAGCTTGTCGATCCGCCCGCCGGTGGCCAGATACTGGGCGACTCGTTCAGAGATCGCCTCAGCGTCCGGCCGGTGCTGCTCCACCAGATTGAGGTGGTTGCTGATCATGCTCAAGCTCCTAATCTGTGGGCCTGTGCCCTTGCTCTGTCGGCGACTTCATCAACCATCCTGCCAAGCTCCAGATTGAACTGGACCAGCTCCTGATGGAGCATCGCGATGTACTCGTCATCGCGCTTGATGGTCTCGATGTACAGCCGGCAGTCTTCGTCTTGGCGCGGATCGAATGACAGGAAATCCCACCATTCCCGGCCCGTTACGAACATGCAGCCCTGAACCTGCGGCTTGTGTTCGTCGGGCATTCCTTCGAGCCAGGTGCGGACGTGGACGGCTTCGTTGAATGGACACTTCGACTCGATGCCGCCGTCCTCGCCGATCAAGCCGTCCGGCGAACAGCCCAGCCAGTCGTATTTCGGATGAACCACAAAGCCCGATTTGATGACGGTGTTGCCGGTCAGGATTTCGTAAAAGTCGTGACTCGACTGCTCGACCTCTGTCCCCCAAGCCATCGACTTACTGCTGACCGAATGCTTCGACCGATTAGCCAAGCGTTCAAAGGCCAGCTCGCGCATGTAGGTGGTTCGGGCGGCGAGTGGCTTACGCTTGCCATGTTTGTCACGATCCCCCCAAGCAATCACATCCTTGAAGCGGCTGGCTGTGAGGCGCCCGCTACGGTCCTGATGCCACTGCTCGGTGCGCTGAAGGTCTAATGGGGCGTTCATTGCTCAGCGCCTTGCAGATCGTTGGCGGTATGGGCGTCTGCGCCATCGTTGAGGTTGGTGAACTCCGCCTCAATTGTCTGCGCAATCGACTTCAGCTCACTGTGACGTGTCACGCCAATAGCGCCTCGCTGCTGCGGCTTGAGCGCTTTCCAAGCCTTCTCATAACCGTCGATTCCTTGCTCTTGAGCAACCTTTTTCAACTGCTCGAACAGGTCGGCAGTTGCGTCGGTTGTGTCACCTTGGGGAACTGCAGCGGCTCCAACGTCTGCGGGCTTTTCGTTGGTAGATCGCGGGGTAACGTCCGTTTCCGGAAGCGCGTAGCCGTCGTCCAGCTCGTCACGCGTGTACACGCCCAGAATCACGTCAGGGCAATACAGACGAGCCCATTTTTTGAGGGCCAGGTACGCGATCTGCTGCTTCGGATCGTCTGCCCATAATGTAGAGTTTCGGGTTCGTGCCTGAGTCATCAAGGTGATAAGTTCGCGGGGCGCGTCTTCACCCTCGAAAGTAGCCCAGACGCGGACACCGAGGCCTTTCTCGTCGTTTATGTTCCAGTTTGGGACGCGGTATTTCTTCGGCTGTCCGTGGTCATCCGTTTGCTTTTTGCTTTCGATTTCACGGAAGTTGCCAATGATCTTGTCCCAGTCGCCAAACCACTCGTAATGGATTCGATCAATTGTCGGAGCGCGAGTCGTGATGACCGCATTCACCAGCTGTGCTTCGTAGCTCAGTTGGCCACCGTTGACGATGAAAGTTTTCTGCGCCACTTGGAAGGGGTTCATGCCCCATTGCATGGACTGCATGATCACCGCCATGCAGTCAGCAGTGTTGCCGTGGAAGTGTTTCGGCAGGGTGGTTTTGCCGCCTGCCATGATGCCTGCGAGTTCAGTCATCGACTGCATGCTGTCGCGATTGAGGATCAAGCCCGTCGGGCTGGTGTCCATTGGTACGGCTGCAATCTGTGTTTGGGCGTTCATTCATAACTCCATAGCCGACGACTTTGGTCGGCCTCCGGGGTGAATTCAGGTTCGTTAGAACGACAGGGCGCGCAGCCAGGCCGCTGCCTCGTCATTGGTGACGCAGAAGGCCATGGCCACGACCTCGACCACCTCCTTGGCGCTCGGCATGCTCGAGTCAGCGAATGCGTCCGCTACTGGGGATGTATCAACTTCCGCTGTAACCGCTGGGGCCGGGCTGGCAGTCGCTGGAACTGCGAAGGCCGCCGCAGCTGGCGTCGATGCGTGCACGACGGTAGCCGTGGATGCAGTTGTCTGAGCGCGCAGGCGGGCCAACTCTTCCCGGTCGCGCTCAGCCTGGGCGTCTTTTTCCTTTTGGGCGTCCTGATCTTTTTTCAGCTGTTCGCGCTGACGATCAAGCTCCGCCTGCTGATCAGCAAGACGCTGCCGGTCTTCTTCCGCGCGCTGCTTGCGAAGCGTTTCGGCTTCTTCATCGGCGATGCGCTGTTTCTCGCGCAGTTCTTCGAGTTCTTTCTGTTGTGCTGCCAGCTTGGCCGCGGCTTCCTCGCGGTCAACGGCAGCCCTGTGCAGGGTTTCGAGCTGTTCAATAGCATTGTCGCGGGCGATGGTGCCTTCGGCTTCGAACTCGGCATATTCTTCGGGCAGGATTACCGACTCTTTGACGTTCTGGAGAACGTTTGCAACATCGGCTGCGCTGCGAGTTGCGTAGGCGGCAGCGACCGAGCTGAACCGGGTGATTTTTGCTCGGATCTTTTCCACTCGTTCCGCCTCGACGCGCTCGCGCTCGGCCTTGGCATCAGCGGCGCGCTTTTCTTCGGCCTTGATTGCTTCGTCGACTGGCGCTTCGATTGCCAGCACGCGCTCCTTCAGCGCCTCACCGAACTCCTTCACTTGGTTAACGCGAGCCTGGGCGTCTTTTACCGCCTGCTGATAGGGAACCAGTGCCGTTTTGGTGGTGTTGGCCAAGGCATAGCGGACATCGCGAATATCAACGCGAACTTCCTTCGCATTCGCCAAGCCTTCACTGGTCGAGCAGTCGACAACCAGGTTCGCGTAGGTCGTTTCCAAGCGGACGATTTGTTCTTCATGAGGCCGATATTCGGCGATGTCGGTGACAGCTACTGCTGGCGCTACGGCGGTCATTTCGATGGCTTCTTGCAACGGTGCTTGTTGGGCTTTTGCGGACATGACGGTTCCTTACCGCGCCGAGCGCAGCTTGTGGTGGCTTTGTTTATTGGGTGATGCGATCGGCGAGGGCGCTGAGCAGCATCAGGAAGGTGAAAACGCCGAGGGAAGAGAACGCGCCGCGCCAGATGATCAGACGGCGCGCCCATTGGCGACCGGTCACGGCCGAACTCTCACCGCAATTCGCTTGCCCTTCATGGAAGGCGCCAGGCGCTGCGGGAGATTGGCGACCAGATCCTCGCGCTTGCGGCCGATCACCTCGTTGAAGGGAAGGCCGAAGCCGAGCAGGGCGATCTTGTTTTCAATGTCCTCAAGTTGCTCGTCGATCAGCGATTTAACCGGTGCCGTACTCATGCGTCCTCCTTGCGCCGCTGACAGGTGTCACGCAGGCGTTTGCAGTAGTGGTTGAACTCGTCAGTGGTGATGGCGCCGTCGGTGAAGAGCCGGGTGATTAGGCCCTGCACCAGCAGGCTGATGTCTTCTTCGCCGGCGGGCACCGACACACCATCAAGGGCTTGATCAATCAGGATATGCGGGCTCAAAAACCGCACTCCCGCTCAACGCGATCGCTTTCGCGTTTGGCATCTCGGTACTCGTTGGCGTGCACCGCGACCAAGTCGCCGGCGAGCGTTCGAACGATCTGCGGATCACCGCCGACGGCTTCGATGGCCCACTTGTGCAGTACACCGCCATCCCCGCGACAGATCAGTTCGATCAGGATCTTCTCGATGTACCGATCGGGATCAGGGTTCGCGGCCATGTGATCCGCCAGCGCCTCCGGTAAGTGGTCAGCGCTCACCAGGACCTTGCTTCGCCCAACCGGGTTGGGCGCCTCGACGTGGCGCCGATAAAGCAAATCGTCGACCGACTCGGTCAGCCATTCCTGACCTGCCTCCGTGTCGAGAAAGTCGTCTTCCGGGATGGGCTTGCGCAAAGCTGACATGGGCGCCTCCAGAGTGGCGGGGTGTTGATCCAACAAAACTCGGATGCACTCGTTCGCTCCGCTGGTTGCCGTTGGGCGCGGAGGGGAGTGCATTCGGGTGGTGTCGGAAGGTCTAGGGAGGGGAAACGGTGTAGCGGGGCAGTGGAGCCGGCGGTTAAGTCTTAATCCGAGCCGCCGGCAACGAGCATGGTCACTCTACGATGCAGATCCAGCGGTGATTGTGCCGATACGGCGCCCGAGTGAAGTGAACATCTGAAACCAGATTCATGCCTCGCTCCTGGAGCGCTTCGGTCAGTTGTACGAGTGTCTCTGCTTGGATAGTCATTGCTGTCACCTCGTCAGATTTTCTGCGTTCATAATTCTTGACCGGGCGGGCAACTGGCTAATTCAATTTTTCTACCTGATTGATATGCAAAGCACCCAGACCCGCTACTGGCGTCGGCCTGGGTTTGCAGCATCAAATTGTCGACGTGCGTGGGGGTGGCCTACCTCATTCGGCCGATGCGCGGTGACATCGACGGCCTACTGTCCGCTGCCTGTATGAGTGATGGGCGCCGGCCTTCAGGCTTGCCGCGCTGCGCAGGTGAATCGCTCACTTTTACATGGCTGCCATTCCTCTGATTGAAGGCAACTGCCGAGCATCCCTCGGCAGTTGGTAGTGATGCAGGTGGGGCGGTTATAGGCCGCAGTTTCGTCCGCATCGGGGTGTGATCTGCATGACGTTTGCCTGACATTGCTCTCACGCAGCCAGACGGTACTCAGATCACACCCCGATGCGCTCTCATAGAGAGGATCGGGCAGTTAACGACAGGCTGTCGTGGCGCTGGTTGTTTAGCCCGTAGCGCTGAAGGCTGGTAGCATCGAACTCCTTTTCGGAGCGCGAAATTGCTATGCATCAGGTTGTTGAAAGGGCGTTGAACGTGATCGCAGCAGAGAGCAGCGAGCCCGAATACACTGAAGCGTTCAGCGCTGCGCGGGCGTCCTTGAGTTTGGTGAGGAAAATCTGGCTGACCGGCTTTTTGCCAATATTCCCGATTCAATCTCTTTCATGCAGGTGGCCCGGCTCTTCGACTTTCTTGCCTGGCAGACGGAGGACAACGGGTCAGCGATGACTCGCGCTATTGAGCGTTGGCTGGTAGAAGGCACCAATCTCCGCAAGGTTCAGATCGCTCTCAATCTCGACGTCTACCCGTTTCCAGATGAGCGCGAGATGTATCGAGTGCTGTCTGATGTGGCTGCATCACTTCCGAAGATGGCTGATAGATGCCAGCAGATAATCAGCTCTCGGAAAAGTTGGTAGCACCTGGTCTACATCCCAAAGCCCGCTCTTAGAACGGGCTTCAGTGATGCTTTCCAGTCGGGGCCCGCTACTGGCGTCGGCCTCCGACTATCTTCTGATTGTTCCTCCAGCCACGGGCCTTTCGGCTTGTTCTCCCGCTGGATAACTGCTTTCGACGTTTTACGCTGCACGCCCGGGTCAGTTGCCAACCCTCTGAACCGTTGAGGCCGGTTCATCGCTGCCTTTGGAACTGGGCCGGTGGTGATCCGGCAAGGGGTGTCGCTAAAGAGCGGCGGGTCTCTTGAGGCCCTTCGCAGTGGCTGTGTGTCGCTGCGATGGAAGAAATATAGGCAAACCCATATTTAGTGTCAATGGGTATTCCCATAAATATTGAGTCTTCCGTATTTCTGGTCGCAAAAAAGCCCGCGCTTGGCGGGCTTCGGATGACGCTCGCGCTATCTACACCGCATGTTGTTCCAAGTCAGAGCCACAGTATCGGCACTTCTTGGCGGCGGCCTTGATGGTTTCCGCGCAGAACGGGCATTCCTTGTTCGCGGCAGCGGCAGCAAGATCCTCGGCGTAAGTTGCAGTCTCGACCGGGCGGGCAGTGTGGATGGCGGGCTTGTTGAGTGCCCAGATGAAAGCCGCAACCCAGCCGATAAAAGTCCAGCCGGCGAGGAGGTTTAGCGCGAAGATCGGCGTGGCCTTGGGGTGCTCGCCAACAGCGCAAATTGTCGGGTAGAAGTACAGCGCGATCGCGCTGGGAAAGAAAACGATACTTGCGACCATTGCAAAGCCGTTGGTGCCGCTCCCGATCAGGTAGCTGACCAGGCAAACAATCCCGAGCAGAATCAGGCCTACGATCTTCATTGGGTCCCTCCATCAATTGAGCTCAGATTTTACCATTCGTGGCTGTGCGCCACCATTGGCGTGAAGGGGAGAGGGCATGAAAAAGCCCGGCGCTAGGCCGGGCTCCTTTGGCAAATATAGCTAGTGACATCTTCAAGCCGCCAAGTCCCCTTTGCTCAAGCTTTTCTTCATTGAAGCCTTCATCACTTCCATTTGCTCTCCCAGCTCATCGAGCTTCGCTTTACCCAAAAGCTTTTTGGCTTGAGGAAACATTTCAGTCTCCTCTTCCTCGATGTGATGCTCGAGCAACTCCTTCACCACCTTTACCCGGCCGGCGAACTCGGGTGTGGAAGGGTCAGTGCCTTTCAGATCTGGCAGCACCAGGGAGTCCACTGTGCGGTGTTCTTCCTTCGCCTCGTAGTACATTTCATCCTCCTCTTTGCCCCCCGCTTCTTTAAAGGCGGGGTAGAGGATCTGCTCTTCAAGCTGGGTGTGAATGGTGATCTCCATCTCCAGCTTATCGAGCAGCTCGACACGTTTTTTTAGAGCCCGATCAGTGGATTCGCTCAGCTGGCTCAGGATGCCCTTTACTTTTTCGTGGTCGGCTTTGAGAAGGTCAATAGCGTTCATTTTTTTATGCCTCATCTATCACAGGTTAGTGTCAGCAGCTCTCCGGCTGCGGGTCACGTTCTCCCAGTAATAAGGGCATCTTCTGTGCCAGCTACCCGAAAGTAAAAGACTTAACGATTTCAAGCATTTCGCAAAGCTGATGGCGAGGTGAGGGCATGCACTCTGCACGGACGCCTGGCTAACCACCTTGCAGAAGACAGTTATCGCGAGCAAAAAATGCCACCAAGGGGGGGACCGATTGGGCATTCGATACAAAAATGGAGGGCGGGATTTAGACAGTGGGCATTGAAAATGCCCGGCACTGGCAGGGGCTTGCATCGCCAGAACCTCGACAGTCCTCGAGCGGGTAGTAGCTATCTTGATGTCTACAGGCATTGATCTCGGATGAGGCAAATCTCGAGTATACTGTTTATGCATACAGTGCTAAGTGGTTGATTTTTTAAGCAGGTGTTTTTATGAGTGATTGCGATATGATGGCTTTGGCCCAGGGAGAGGGAAGACATGTTAGGTAAGCCGACTCGAGTGCTTCTCGCGCTAACCGCAATAGCGCCGGTTTCGGTATCACTAGCCTATATCTTCGGTGCCCGGAAGGAAGAGTGGCTGCTGTGTATTTATGCTATCTGCGTTTGCTTAATTCTGGGAATTATCTCAAGTTGGATTATTACAGAAGCTTCAGCAAAGTTTGAGCGGCTTCCTATTACAATCAAGAAGGTAAAAAGCGCAGACAAGGAAGTAGTCGGCTTTTTCGTTGCCTATGCGCTGCCTTTGATATTTAAGGGTGATGCTGGTCTAGATTTCGGTGCATGGCTGCTCGCTGGGATAATGTTGATATTCGTGTTGTGGACCACACATGCGTTGCATGTGAATCCAGTACTAGGGCTTCTTGGGTTTCATTTTTATGAGGTCGAAACTCAAGAAGGTGTTACTTACTTAATGATTACAAAAAGGACAATAAACAATGTTTCGAGCATAACTGATGTGGTGCAATTGACTGAATACGGAATTCTAGAAGCATCAAAACGGAAAAAATAAAATGAACCTATTTGCATTGATGGATGTTGCTGGGCTGAGGTTGATACGCTTTCCCCTGTCTGCGGATTTGAGTGGAGATATTTCTACCGTTTTTACAGAGCAGCATGATGCTTTTTTTAGGGGGATAGATACCGTAGTACCTTTCGATGGGCGTTATACCCCGGAAGAAGGGGAGCTTTTGGAGATTCCAGATTTTGCAGATGTTGATGGACTATTGGCTGCAGTTGCCAACCCTCTATCTGTTGATCAGTATGACCCGAATTTGCATAGCCTTGATTTAGTTAGAGCTATTTTCACAGGTTTGAACGTCGGCGGCGCCACGCGGGTTTTGGTTCAAATATTTGAGCGTCGGCGCCTGATTGAACGCTCTGGAATGATGCTGTTTTTCGCTAATAATCAATTCCAGAAAATGACAGAGTCTGGGTTGTCACTGGATACGAAGTTATTAGCGGTTTTAGAGGGCACGACTCTAAAATTTCATAGCTTTCATTTCGCGAAGCGAGTGTTCGACTTGTCTGATTATTTCAGGGAGGCAACGAATGAAGAGGTTACCACTTTCGCAGGGCACGAAAAATTAGCGGTCGGTGATGTGGCAGCTTTCCTAGAGTCAGCCGGACCGCAGATTAGGAAAAAGATTTCTCTTATCCGTCAATCAGCGGTTTTAGAAAATTTTAGTACCGATCAAATAGTCGCAGTTGCGGCAAGTATGCAGTTTCCGTTGAAACTTTCTGATGATGGAAGGATTGTTGTTCCTGATAACAATACAGAGTTGCGGAAGCTGCTACGTTTTTTAGATGAGGATTACTACGAATCTCCGCTTTCCAACACTAGGTTTATTTCAAACTCTAAGCGTAAGGCAGAGTGAATTTAAGCGGGATGGTTGGGTAAGGATGAAACGGAATGCACCTCTTGTATACTTAGTGAGTTGCATTTCGCAATCATGAGGTAATTGCGATTCTGAATAGCAATTTGCTCCGATGCACTAGCTTGCCTTTTTTACCTCTCTCAGCTAATAAGGCTTATGTCTGAGTCAGAGCGCTCAAACTATCTATGAAAGCGCATAGCGCAGTGAAGACAATGGTGAGTAAGCGGTTGCGGCCGAATGTGCTCCCAGCCGCAAGACCGAAGTAGTCGTGAATCATCGTAAGCAACGCCAGGTAAGCTAAGTTCCCCACCTTGCTCAAGGAGCTCTAATTGTCTCCGTGAGATCATACCCTTAATCCAGCCCGTGCTTGCGGTCGGTCCTACACTGAGCCGAAAATGCGCCTGACTCGTCATCAACTTCCGAACTTCAGCGCGAGTACATCGCCCACCAGAATACGTGACCCAGAATAGAGATCTGCTGCTCTTGGATCTGCTGGAACGTGTAGTCCTCGTCCGGGTGCTCGTCACGGTTGAAGCTGCGCAGGCGGAGGCCGATAGGGATGCGGTAGACCTGCTTTACGCGAAGCTGGCCGTTGTGGTTGATGGCGTACATCTCGCCGTCGACGATATCGCTCAGGGAGTTTTTCCCCACGTTCACGCCTACAGTGGCGCCGTCGCGCAGCACGGGCATCATGCTGTTCCCGCCAACCTTCACGCACTTCGCATTGCTAAACTGAACGCCGTTGTGGCGCAGGTCTTTCTTGAAGAAGCGCAGCCGCGAGCTGTCGCATTCCTCGATCGCAAACTTTCCGGATCCGGCTGCCAGCTCCACCTCATGGAGGAAAGGGACGTAGACCTCGTCATCATCGAGTGGGGTTGCGTCATCCCAGGTTTCGATGGTGCCAAGTTTCACGCTGGGCTGGATGCGTTCAGCCTGATGAACAGGCACACCCTTGAGCATGTCACCGACACCTTCAGCCAGCCACATCGGGGACACGCCACATACAGAGGCGATCTGAGCTGCGAAGGCGGTAGCCTTCGATTTCCCCCTCTCCAAATCGGAAATCGAGGTTTGCGTGAGTCCGGCGCGCTCAGCAAGCTCAGTCTGATTGAGCTTGGCGTGGCGGCGGGCGGTTTTGAGTCGGTCTTTGAATTCCATCCGTGAAGTATTACGGGCGCTCCCATACTCTTGCAAATCGGTATTCCCATAACCTACTATATGGGTATTCCCGTATGGAGGGGCATCATGAACGCAATTTACAAGGGCCTCGTTGACTACTTCGGCACCCAGGAGGCCACCGCCGAAAAGCTCAAGGTTGATCAGAGTACCGTTTCCGGTTGGGTTCGGGGGAAGCACGGCATGTCTCCGGTTATTGCCAAACGAGCGGAGGCGCTGACCGAAGGTGCTTTCAAAAAAGAAAACCTGTGCCCGTCGTTTCCTTGGGCCGAGATGGCCGCCTAAGCGACATCTCTGTCCGCCAATCCGTTGAAGCCAGATTAGAAGAGAGCAGTCCCCATGGAAACGTCCAGTCCAAGACATAGCGCCCAAACCCGTGACCAAGTGCTGGTGGCGCATGCGGCAAACCAGATTGCCCGAACCAGCTTGAGCCAGGACGATTTCGCGCAATCGCTGAGCCGTGAGCTGCACCTATCGATTCCTGAGCGCGCCAAAAAGAAGGAAGTTCCAGACTTCAATTCGCCAGAGCTGACCGATGACGTGAGCGAGTTTGTTAAGGCGACCGGTCGCTGGCTTAAGCGTGTACAGCGCTGGCTCTCCGGGGACCAGGAGATACCGTCTTGGCTGGAGGAGTCTTGGGTAAACGCTCTGGAGCCCGAGTTCCGCGACCACTGCATCAATGAGTTGGCCGGGCGCCACGGCTTGACCGGTGCCCGCCAGATGCAAAGCGATCAGTGCGCCAACAAAAGCTTCGGTGCGCTGATCCGCGCCCTTGGCGATGTGATCGATACCGGCAGCGAAGTCTTTGATGACCAGGTGATGTGCGAAGAGGACCTGCCGCATCTTCCGGCGTTCGCCGAGCAGTGCCGTCAGGTTGAAGCGCGAGCAGGTGAGCTTGGCCGGAAGGCTGAAGCACTGATCGCAAAACACCGACCGAATTTGAAGCTTGCCTGAATTCCGGGCACAAAAAAGCCGACGGAGAAGGTCGGCTGATTCGCAAAACTAGAGAGGCCCGATTATGCAGAGCCAACCCAATTCGAGCAATACCCCAAACAATGTCGCGACACGTTTTCAGAATTCCCAAAACGTGTCCCGAGTTTTTGTCTTTTCCGTTCAAGTCAGGAACACCTGACATGCAGTTCACCGTCACGATCAATCAGGTGAAGGCGTTGGAATGGGGGCTGAATTCTCAGCAGGCACTGCTGTTCGCCTTCGTCTACTGCTGCCCGAGCTGGACAAAGCCAATCAAGACTGACGACGGGATCTTCTTCGCGCTTAGCAAGGCCAAGATCATCGAGGAGCTGCCGCTGCTCACTGACAAGCCAGACACTGCTTACCGCATGCTGAAGGCCCTGGAAGAGGCCGGGCTGATTGAGCTTTCCAGCACTTCGAACATCACGCTGTTCCGCCTGACCGAGAAGGCGATTGAGTGGAACCAGAAACTGGATGGGTCGGAAAAATATCCGACCCCTCCGAAGAACGAAGGTCGGAAAAAAATCCGATCTACATCGGAAAAAAATCCGATCAAGGTCGGAGAAAAATCCGAGCCAGGGTCGGAAAAATCTCCGACAAATCAGGATACCAATCATCAGGGTACCAATCAGGATACCAGTCAGGACTTGCGAGGCAGCCCGGACAAGCCGGCCTGCAATCTGGTTCTGGTGGTTGATCCAGCCGATACGCCACGGATCGAGATCCCTGCCGATATGCCAGGCCCAAAAGATCAGTCCTGCAAAACCTTCAAGGTCTGGGCGAACTACGCCATGGCCTACCGCAAGCGCTACAGCACTTGGCCGGTGTGGAACGCCAAGGTCGGTGGCCAGCTTGGTCAACTGGTCGACCGCCTCGGCGTCGATGTTGCTCACCACGTCGCTGCCCACTTTCTGAAAACCAGCGATGCCGCCGTCCTGCGCAAGTGCCACAGCCTCAACGAGCTGCTGGCCAACGCCGAGAGCTACCACACCCAGTGGGTGACCGGTCAGCGCATCAACGGGACTACCGCGCGCCAGATGGAACGCACCGAGGCGAACGTATCCGCCGCCGAACAGGCCGCGCAAATGGTCTTGGCGAAGCGCAAAGCAGGGGAGCGCAATGAGTACATTTGAAATGGATGATCAGCAGGTTGCCAGCCTCGCTGCAGCGATCTGCGCCACTGCCGAGGCCATGGGTCAGGAAATGAACCCAGGCACCGCGGCGATGATGGCCGAAGACCTCTGCGCTTACTCGGTGCCCGCCGTGAAAGCCGCGCTGAAGGCCTGCCGCTTCGAGGTTAAGGGCAAGCTGGCGATGGCCGACATCCTCCAGCGAGTGCAAGCCGCTGATGGCCGCCCGGGCAAGGACGAAGCATGGGCGATCGCCATGACCACCAACGATGAATTTGAAACCGTGGTGCTGACCGACGAAATCCAGCTCGCATTGGCTGCGGCGAAACCTGTCCTCGACGGCGGCGACAAGGTCGGTGCGCGCATGGCGTTCAACAGCGCTTACGAGCGCCTGGTAGGGCAAGCCCGGGAGGACGGCAAGGAGGTGAACTGGCATGTGTCTGTCGGTTTCGACGCCAACCGCCGCACACACGCGATCACCAAAGCCGTGCAGATGCAGCGAATCCCACAGGAGCGCGCTCAGCAGTACCTGGCCGACTTGAGTGTCGCGCCGGTCACTGAAGACGGTAGGGCCGTGGTTGCGCTGCTCACTGGTGAGGTCGCGCGTCCTTCCCCAAAACTGCGAGAGAAGCTCGCCGCGGTGAAGGACTCGATGCTGACGATGCGCAAAGCCACCGACGAGGAAAAAACAGAACTGCGAATTTTGGCAGCCAACGAGCTTGCTGATCGCCGGGCGCTGCTGATTCGGCAGGCCGAACAATTGAAAGCAAGGAGCGCTGCTCAATGACCGATACCACTGAACAGAAAAAGCAGGCTGAGGCCAGCTTCAAAAACTTCCACCGCAGCCTCTGCGAGCGCTTCGGCTACTTCCACGATGAGATCGACTGGCAGCGTGACCTGGTTTCGCTGGAAGAGCACATCGCCACTCAATTCAGCCACGTCAATGCGGAAAATGCGGCGCTGCGTGGACAGGTGCAAGCGCTGCAGCGCGGTGCCGGCCAGTTTCAGGAACAAAACGATGCTTTGCTCGAAGGCATGACACGCATCATGCAGTCGACTCGCTTGGGCGACCCGGCGTTTGCCATAGCGTGCGAAGTGGTTGGGGAGCTTGAGCATTCCGCTGGCAGTCGAGCGGGCGGGGAAGGAACAGAATCCAGCCTCTCGCTTTCGCTCAGACTTTCGAAAGGTTCGCGCGCGCATGAGGCTGGTGAGCAGAGTTTATTCAACGAAAAAAGCGCGATCAAGGGGGTGGACCATGGCTGACAAAATCTCCGTGAACTGCCAGGCCAAGCTTTCCGAGGCTATCACCGCTATCAGCGCCATGTACCGCGACAAGAAGTTCGTGGTGGTCTCGCTGCGCCCCGGCAAGGACCGGACGTTGGACCAAAACCGGCTGTGGTTCTCGATGTACAAGCGCATCGCTGAAATGACGCAGATCGGCGACGAGGCGGACGCTCGCCGGTACTGCAAGCTGCACATCGGCGTGCAGATCTTGCTGAACGAGGATGCCGGGTTTCAGGCGGAGTGGTACCGGGTTATGCGCCATCTTCCGTACGCAACAAAGTTGGAAATGATGGGGGGCTGCCATTTGTTCGGCCCGGACGGTTTCCCGGTGACCAGTCTTTTCAATCGAGCCCAAGGCGTGGCGTACACCGACCGCATTGTCGCGCGCTTCGCACCGCAGGGTGTGTACTTCGATGATCTTCTGAGCCAGGAGGCTGCATGACGATTGAAAGGCAGCAGCCGCGCCCGAAAAAGTGCTCAGTCAAAACCTGCAGGGCCTCATTCGTCCCGAAGGTGAGCTTTCAGTCTTGGTGCTCGCCGGACTGCGCCGTTGTCATCGCGCGGGACAAGCAGGAGAAGAAGCGCAAGTCGCTGGCCAGCATCGAGCGCCGCGAGATCAGGGTACGCAAAGAGAAGCTTAAGAGCAGGGCGGATCACCTACGCGAAGCCCAAGCTGCTGTGAACGAGTACGTGCGCCTGCGTGACGCGCATCTGCCGTGCATCAGCTGCGACTCGATGCCGAACGACAGTGACCTGATCACCGGTAGCCGCTGGGACGCCGGCCATTACCGATCCGTCGGCGCCTGTCCTGAGCTGCGTTTCGAGCCACTGAATATCCATCGTCAGTGCGTGAAGTGCAACCGCAACCTGTCCGGCAACGCAGTCGAGTACCGCATTCGGCTGGTGCTGCGCATCGGCGCCGAAACCGTGGCTTGGCTGGAGGGGCCTCATGAGCCCCGCAAGTACACCGTCGAAGAAATCAAAACCATCAAGGCCGAATATCGGGCAAAGACCAAAGAACTGAAAAGGGAAGCCGCATGAAACTGATCAACGCAAGGCAGGTATGGACGGAGGCTCAGCATGAATCGAACGCGTCGATCAGCGCTGCGGCCATTGACCGGGCACAGTCGGCGCCGGTGAAGAAGGGTGCCCGCATGCGCCGGCATGAAGCCGTATTCGCCGCACTTGGTGAAGACAAGGAAGAGCGCATTCAGGTTGTGCGCGAGCGGATCAGCATCAGCGAGACGCGTCGCACACCAGTTGGACGATCGACTGCTCGGGTTGCGCACTTGGCAACCATCGGCAAAGTGCTCCGCGCGATCGATACGCTGCCGTTCCAGGTGCAGCAGCTCGGGCACTACATGTATCACCCGTGCATGACGATGGTTCACGTGCTCAACGCCGAGAAGCTGATCTGGAATTACGTGGATTTCTCCGCGCTGACAGATGCCAAGGCTGCGAAAGCTCATTGCATGATCACCGTCGCTCTGCAGTCGTACAAAGTGGAGGTTCATGGCGGGGAGCAGTGGGGGCCGGCACGCGTCGCCGAGGGGATGCTCAAACTTTACGGAGTGCGCATCGAGCCGAAAGTGTGGGACCGCGACTGGAAGGATGTGTGGAATTTCCTGCGTGAAGCTATTTCAGAAGTGGATGTTCAGGCCTTGCACCCTGTGTGGCAGGTCATTTTTGATGAAAATTCTGAGGATGCGGCATAAAGATGTTGCTATGTTGGGGTTTATGAGGTAATTTTTCCATAGTGCACAAGTAACGCGAAACGCACACAGACATTAGACCCGGCCAAGTGCCGGGTTTTTATTGCCCGCCATTCGTCCATTGATTGGCACTCGTAGGGCCGTAATGGCTTCCAATGTTTGAGCACGTATCCCCGCGCATCAATATGGAGAGGCATCATGGAAATTGACGAGAATGCACCCGGCAACAGATCGCAACAGGCTGTAACGCGAGCGACGGACAACGAGACCAGTCATGATCCTTCGAGGAATGCGCCTGAGGTTCCGTTGCCGCCGGACGACGAGGCTCCCGTTGAAGAGGATATGTCTGACGTGGACGCGGCCAACTCAGTTGCGAGTGAGCATCCCGACTCTGGAAGTAAAAGCGACCGGACGTATCCAAGCGGTGAGCCGGGGGATGGCACCAAGGAGCCCCGCAACATGCCCGCGAGCGATCCCGAATCAGGCGCTTGAAAATCACGAACTACCAGATGCCCGCCAAGTGCGGGCTTTTTCATGCCTCGAATTTACCTGTAGCCAGGACAGCCTTCGGGAATGCCTGGACGTCGATAGCCGGATAGTGCGACGTACGGAATCAACACCGGCAGCCCGCGTATCCTGACCTCACCATCTGCTGCAGGGTAGCGCGAGACTGGATCAGCGAGATCGATGCATTGGGGCGTCGACGTTGAGAAGGTCTTTGGCAGACAGCTCGGAAAGACGAGCGACTATTTCTTCCTCATTTGACGCCTGATGCGCATCCAGTCCTGATAAGCAGCGGTCCGTTTTGCATCGGCTACGGCTTTCATTTCCGTGAAGCGGGACCATGCCTCCGCGCTTTCCGGATCGGCTTGAATGATCTTATAAGCGGCGTCATCGAGTAGATCTGCCTCACGAAACATTTTGGTATTGGCAGCAATTTCGTCATCCCAAGAGTGTTCATCGAAAAAGCCCAGAATGCTCTCTGTCATTTGCTTGATCCTCTTCCCAGGCAATGGCGGAAGACTCGCGCCATCGCACATCGGTGACCCCGAAGCGCTCGGCCATAGGCTTGGTGTAGCGCTTGATGGGAGGGCGGCCTGGTCTTGGGATAGGAGCAATGCCCGCGTCACAGCTCGCCCATTGCCAGGCTTCTGCGTTGTTCATCACCTTAGTTCGAATGATGAACGACTTACGTTCCCCATGAAGCTTGTAATCAACAACGAAAACATCGACCTGTTTCATGAGTCCTCCTATTGCTCATGAACTAATGATTTTGCGCCTTTAAGAAAATTCAAAGAATTGTCGGACAATCCGTAGTTCTTTGATTTAGGTCACTTATTTCCCATAGTCAGAGCGATCCTCGCGAAGGCCCTGACAATGAATAGCCACTCCCTGACGGGGAGGAAACGAGATGCCAAACATGCCAGACAAACCAGACACATGGGCGATAGCGCTTGCGTGGTTGAGCCAGCATTCGCCGATCCTCTATGCGGCTGCGCTGTCCTGCGCTATGGCCGTTTTGCGAATCACTTACGGTGGCGGTACGCGTCGCCAGATGCTGGTGGAGGGCGCCATTTGCGGCGGCCTGACGCTGACCATCATCAGCGGGCTGGATTTCTTCGGACTGCCCCAGAGCATGGCGACATTCGCCGGCGGCTGGGTTGGCTTCCTGGGCGTGGAGAAGATCCGCAACATCGCCGACCGAGTGACTGACATTAAGTTACCGGCCCGCAAGGCAGAGTAGACCGCGACACGATTTGCGAATGGCAAAATGTGTCGAGTTGAGGACACTAGCCTTAAGACTCTTCGTACTCCCTATAGAGCTTTACTAATGCCTGACCATAATCTGCTTTGCTGAGCTTGGCTTTGAGCGCGGCCATTGTTTGGCTTGCATTGGCAACGGCGGTCGTTTCGCTTTTGTTCTTTCGTGCCGACCATTCCCGGGCAGCCTGTATCACCAAGCTTTCAGTGATTAGCTCGGTCATTGATTTTCCTCGTAGGCTGATCAGTCAATTTACCATAGACCATAAGGTTCACTGGAAGGGGGAGCTGATGTTGAATCGACCTATGCCTCCTACTTCACTAATCGAACTGTCGGAACTCTCCAGCTTCGGTATTCGCTTGATCCCTGCTCCGGAAGTGTGGAAGTGGCTCCAAGTCGAGATCCTTTCAGACACCGGCAGCATCCATAACGAAGATCATGCCCATCTGATCGATGCGGACATTCGTGTGATGTGGGCGTCTTCTGGATTCACAAAGAAGGGGCGCACGGTGGTGGGGCAGGCAGAACAGGTCGCGTTCCGCGCCGGTGGTTGGCAAAAGGCCCGGATGGAACAGCAGATGCGTGATTGGTTCGGCGACGTGCCGGCCTACATCATCATCCTGGCCGCCGACTACTGCGCTCAGTGCAGCGACGCTGACTACTGCGCATTGGTGGAGCATGAGCTGTATCACATTGCTCAGGCGACCGATAAATACGGTCAGCCAGCCTTCACTCAGGAAGGATTGCCCAAGCTTGAGATGCGCGGACACGACGTTGAAGAGTTCGTCGGTGTAGTCCGCCGCTACGGTGCAAGCCCGGCAGTTCAAGAGCTGGTGGACGCTGCAAACAATCCTGCTGAGGTGGGGAAATTGAACATATCGAGGGCCTGCGGAACCTGTCTGCTCAAGTCGGCCTGAACTTCTGACAGGTTTTGACGGATGACAACCATATGGCAGCACTACGAAGCGAGGTCAAAGCCTTCATCGTTCAGGCTCTGGCCTGTTTTGATACGCCATCCCAGGTAGTCGAGTCGGTCAAAAAAGAGTTCGGCATCGAAGTCAGCCGGCAGCAGTGTGAATCCCACGACCCGACAAAGTTCGCTGGCCGTGGACTTGGAGCGAAATGGGTCGAGTTGTTCCACGATGCCCGCAAGCGTTTCCGCGAGGAGACCTCAGACATTCCGATCGCGAACCGAGCGTATCGACTGCGTACTCTGGGACGAATGGCCGAAAGGGCTGAGAGCCTGAAGAACATGGCTCTGACTGCTCAGTTGTTGGAGCAGGCAGCCAAAGAAGTGGGCGACGTTTACGTGAATCGTCGCCTTGAACCTGAAAAACCTCTGGGCTCCCAAGCGGACCAGCAGCACGCCGTTGCTGAGTACACCCTGGAGCCTGATGAGAATGTCCCCGTTACCCCGTACCTTTGACCCACCGGTTAAGCTGACGCCGAAACAGGCGAATATTTACTGCTGGGGCTTCCAGCCACAGGCGCGTTTCCGCGATGCCGTGTGTGGTCGCCGGTTCGGTAAGACGTTCTTGGGCAAGGCCGAGATGCGCCGAGCTGCTCGGCTGGCTGCCGAGTGGGGTGTGAGCGTCGAAGACGAGATCTGGTACGGCGCGCCGACGTTCAAGCAGGCCAAGCGCGTGTTCTGGCGACGCTTGAAGCAGGCAATCCCTGAAGCGTGGCGCGCACACCGACCGAACGAAACGGAATGTTCGATCACACTTAAGTCTGGCCACGTCATGCGCGTGGTTGGGCTCGACAACTACGACAACTTGCGCGGCTCCGGTCTTTTCTTCGTCTTGGTCGATGAATGGGCGGATTGCCCTTGGGAGGCCTGGGAGGAAGTCCTCCGGCCGATGCTCTCGACCTGTCAGTACACGATTCCCGGTGTAGGCGCTCGGAAGGGTGGACATGCGCTGCGCATCGGCACACCCAAAGGCTTCAACCACTGTTACGACACGTTTCAGGATGGCCGTCCGGGTCATGAGCCTGACCACAAGAGCTGGCTATACACCTCGCTCGATGGCGGCAACGTTCCGGCTGAAGAGCTGGAAGCGGCCCGCCGCAAGATGGACCCGCGAACCTTTCGACAGGAATACGAGGCTAGCTTCGAGAACTATGCCGGTGTCGTCTATTACACGTTCAATCGTGAGGCGAACCGTACGAGCGAGACCATCAAACGCGGTGAGGCGTTGCATATCGGCATGGACTTCAACGTCATGAAGATGGCGGCAGTCGTGCACGTCATACGCGATGACCTGCCACTGGCGCTCAGCGAGTTCTCAGATGTGCGGGACACGCCTGAGATGATCGAGAAGATCAAGCTGCGCTTCCCCGACCACAGCATTGCGATCTACCCGGACGCCAGCGGCCAGAACACCAGCAGCAAAAGTGCGAGCGAATCGGATCTATCGCTGCTCAGGAAGGCCGGATTCACCGTGGTGGTGGACTCGACCAACCCTGCCGTGAAAGACAGGGTCAATGCTATGTGCGCGATGTTCGCCAACACGTACGGCGAGCACCGGTACCTGGTCAACGTCGACCAGTGTCCGAAATACACGCAGTGCCTGGAACGGCAGATCTACACGGACAAGGGCGAACCCGACAAGAAGGCCGGTTATGACCATCTGGTGGACGCCCCCGGCTATTTCATTGCCAAGCGGTACCCGATCAAAACACGCACAGGCGGAACACGCCGAATTGGAGGCTTGGCCTGATGCCAGTGCAATCGACAAACCCTGACTACGACGCGCATATCGCTGAGTGGGAAATGATGGACGACGCGCTCGAGGGTGAGTGCGCCGTCAAGCGCAATGAACGCAACCTGCCCAAGCCGAGCGGCATGGTAGAGGCCGAAAAGCTCGACGCCGCCGGTAACAAGTACCTTTACGCGAACTACACGGCCCGCGCTCAGTACGAACACTGGGTGCGCGACTCTCTGCGCTCGATGATGGGGTTGGTATCTCGGTTGATCCCGGAAATCGAACTGCCCGCAGGTTTGAAAGGGTTGGAGGACAACGCTACGGCGGACGGCTTCGGCCTGAAGCAGCTGTTCTTCCGCATGGTGCGCCAGGCTATCTCGCACGGTCGGGTGCCGCTGGTGGTGAACATTGATGAGCGCGGTGAACCGTATTTCTCGACGTATGCCACTCGCAATGCCATCAACTGGGACACCGCCGATCAGGGTGGCCGGCAGGATCTGGTTCTTTCGGTGTTCCGCGAGTTTCGTAAGAAGGGCGGCGATCGCTACAGCCACGACTGCGACACGGTTTTCCGTGAGTTCTTCATGCAAGGCGATACCTGTTACACCGCGGTGCGTAACGAAAGTGGTGAGCTCGTCGAGGACGAGAAACCTCTCGGAACCACCGGTACCGACAACCGCCTGGTGAAGGGGTTGGCATACCTGCCGGTGATCTACTGCGGATCGACCGACAACTCGCCGGACGTCGACGAGGTGCCACTGTTGACCATGGCGCGGGCGGCGTTGAAGTCGTACCAACTGAGTGCTGACTACTTCACCGCATTGCACCAAACCAGTCATCCGCAGCCGTGGGTGTCTGGTCTCGATGAGTCGGTTGAGCTCAGCGTGACGGGGCCATCGGCTGCATGGGATCTTGGCCCCAACGGACAGTGCGGCTATCTGGAATTCCAGGGTGCCGGCGTCGAGGCTGTGCGCAAAGCCATGGATGCCCAGAAGAACGCCGCGCTTGAGGCTGGAGCCAAAGTAATGGACGTGGGCGGCACTGAGTCGGGAGAGGCACGCAAGACACGACAGAACGATCAGCACGCCACGCTGCACAGCATTGTCGTTACGGTGGCAGAGGCGGTGGAGCAGGGGCTGCGATATGCGGCCGAGTGGAAGGGGTACGACCCCACGCAGGTCAAGTTCAAGGTACATCCTGAGTTCGTGACCCCGGTGGTCGACGCCCAAGTGCTCGCCGAGCTGCTGAAAGGTGTGATGGCTGGCACGATCAGCGCCGACACTTACTGGCAGTACCTCACTACCGGCAAGCTACCGGACCGCCCATATGAAGATGAAGCCGACCTGATCAGCGATGAGCGTGAGTCGGCCGGCATCAACCTGGACAAAGAAGATGCCAACGACAAGCCAGGCTCAGGCGGACAGCCAACTGCTGGAGCAGACGACCCGTCACTCGGTAATGCTGGAGCGGCTTAAGGCTGGCGAGGTCAAAAAGTTCGAGAAGTACCTGCGCCAGATTGATAAGCTGGTGCGCGAGCAGTTGACCCGCAAGGAGCTGACCACCTACACCCGCGACCGTCTTGAGCAGTTCCTGGCCCGGGTGGACGGCAAGCTGCTGAGCATCTACAAGGCCTATGGCGGTCTGGTGCAAGCCGATCTGGTCGATATCGCGCTGTACGAGTCGACCTTCGAGGCCAAAAGCTTGAGCAACGCGCTGTCAATTGACGCGGTCGTTCCGACCAACGCCGTGATCCGAGCGGCGGTGTTCTCCTATCCGCTGCAGGTGAAGGGCATCGATGGCGGCAAGCTGCTGAAGAGCTTCATCGGCGGCTGGTCGCGCACCGAGACGATGCGGGTCACGAACACCATCCGCCTCGGCTTCGGCCAAGGCCAAACCAACGCTCAGATCATCCAGGCTATTCGCGGTACCGCAGCGCAAAACTTTACGGACGGCATTCTTGCGGTGAGCAATCGCAACGCCGCATCTGTGGTGCAGACTGCGATCCAGCATGTGGCCACCACGGCACGGATGGAAACGTTGAAGGCCAATAGTGACGTGGTGCTGGGCTATCGGTGGGTTTCGACGCTCGACCGCAAGACCTCACAGCAGTGCAAGGGCCTGGACGGCACGCGCTTCGATTTGGGCAAGGGGCCTTTGCCGCCGGCGCACATCAACTGCCGGTCGGCCACGGTGCCGACCACCAGGCTTTCGGAGACGTTTGCTAAGGACACCACGCGCGCCTCGGTAGGCGAGAACGGCGGCGCGCAGGTCGATGCCAGCCTGAACTATTACGAGTGGCTGGCAACGCAGCCGGCGAGCTTTCAGGATCATGCGCTCGGTCCGGTGCGGGCCAAGTTGTTCCGCGATGGCGGTCTGACTCCTGAGAAGTTCGCCAAGCTGCAACTCGATAAGTCGTTCAAACCGCTGACACTGGCGCAACTGAAAGATGTGGAACCCGACATGTTCACCCGAGCAGGCGTTACACTCGGCGCTCAACCGAGTTGAGATAGCGCATGCAGATCATCGTTGAGGACGGGAAGGGCAGGCCAGACGCGAATAGCTTCGTGCCGCTGGAGAAGCTGACCTTCTACAGCGACTACTACGGGTTCCGTATTCCTGAAGCCGAGGCCGATCAGGTCGAACTGCTGCTGCGCGCCGCAGCCGATATCAACGCTCGTCAATGGAAGGGCGGTAAGGCCAATCCCGATCAGGCTATGGCCTGGCCGCGGCGCGACTGCAAGATCGAATACCAGACGCTCTCCGAGACATTCGTGCCCTTTGAACTCGAATGGGGCCAAGTACGGCTGGCGGTCGAGTTGTTCGCCGCCGAGCAGGGCTTCCAGATCGAAGAGCCAACTCACTGCACTGAACCAAACGGCCGGCGCACGCGGTTGAGCCGCGATACGCCCGGATTGCGCATGCGCCCGCCGCCATATGCCCCGAGCAGGACGCAGTTCGCTGATTACCTGGTCATGCGCGGGCTTTCGCTAGTCCGATAAACCACAGAATTCACACCAAGCCGCCCAATGGGCGGTTTTTTTATGCCCGTCAGGCGGGCCAACCAATCCCCAGGGGATACCCATGCCATTTGAATTTGACCCGGCCGCCGCTGGCCTCACCCTCGACGCAACTCAAACCGCAGCCCTCCAGGAGGCGCTTGGCGGAAAAGTTCAGGAGTATCTGGACAAGGAAGTAAACGGGCTCAAGTCCAAGAATCAGGAATTGCTGGGTTCTAACCGTACCATCAAGACCGAACTGGACAAGCTGAAAGGTCAATTCGAAGGCCTGGATATCGACGCGGTGAAAGGCTTGCTCGCGAAGGTGGGCCAGGACGAAGAAACGAAGCTGATCGCCGAGGGCAAGCTCGACGAGGTGATCAATCGCCGTACCGAACGCCTGCGCACCGATTCAGATAAGCAGATCAAAGCCGCCAACGAGCGTGCCGACAAGGCCGAAGCATTCGCTGCCAAGTACAGCGAAAAGGTGCTGGCCGATTCCATCCGCGCTGCAGCGATCAAGGCTGGCGCGCTCCCCGAGGCTGCCGAGGACATCATCTTGCGCGCCCGGGGCACTTTCAAACTCAGTGAAGACGGCGAGGCAATTGCCACCGACCGTGACGGCGAGGTCGTTTACGGGAAGGACGGGAAAACCCCGCTGTCGCCGCTCGAATGGGCGGAATCGCTGCGTGAAACAGCAACACACCTGTGGCCAAGGGCTCAGGGTGCCGGTCCGACCGGCGATCAAGGTGGCAAGGCCACGAAGAAATGGGGCGAGTACACCGAGCAGGAGCGCGCCGCGCTGGCCCGGGACAACCCCGACGCATTCAAAAAACTCCAGGCCACCAAAGGAACCTAATCCATGGCAACTACCCAACTGACCGACATCTTCGTCGGCGACTACTACGCCTCGCTGGCACCGGTTAACAGCCCGGAAAAGACTGCTGTTTACGAGTCGGGCATCGTGACTCGTTCGCCTGTGCTGGATGCTATCGCCTCCGGCAGTCAAGGTACCGCCGAGATCAGCTACTGGCAGGATCTAAACGCCGATGAAGCCCCGAACATCAGCAACGATGACCCGAACGACCAGGGTGAAGTAGGCAAGGTCGAGCAGGACAGCATGCGTGCTCGCGTTCTGTACCTGAACAAAGGCTACGGCGTAACCGACCTTACTGCGGAGCTGGCCAACACCGAACCACAGCAGCAGATCCGCAACCGCTTCGGCACCTACTGGACTCGTCAGTGGCAGCGCTACACCCTGGGTGCCGCTCGCGGCATCATCGCCTCGAACATCGCCAATAACGGCGGTGACATGGTCATCGACGCGGGCGCGACCATCAACGCCAATGCCTTCCAAGACGCCGCGTTCACCGCCGGCGACGCTGCTGATCAGTTCGGCGCGATCGGCGTGCACTCGGTCGTGATGAACCAGATGGTCAAGCAAGACCTGATCGAGTACCTGCGCGACTCCGACGGCAAGATCATCCTGGCTACCTACCTGGGTAAACCGGTGTTCATGGATGACGGCCTGATTTACGGCGCGGGCAAGTACCTGTCGGTGTTCTTCGGGCAGGGCGCGTTCGGCTACGGCGAAGGTGCTCCAAAGGTGCCGGTCGAGCTGGAGCGTAAGCCAGGCGGCGGCAACGGCGGCGGTGCTGAAGTGCTGTGGGAGCGGAAGACCTACATCCTCCAGCCTGCTGGTTTCAGCTGGAAGGGTTCTGAAGCACAGAACGCCAGCCCGACTGCGACCCAATACGCCGCCGCCGCCAACTGGCAGCGCGTGTTCAGCCGTAAGCAGGTTCCATTCGCCGCCGTGATCAGCGGCACCACCACGCCGTAACTCGGCCCACACAACCTGGCGCCCGTATGGCGCCGGGATGCTTTTGAGGTGACTCATGAAAGTGATCTACACGGACAAGCCAGGCAAAGAGCGCGGCGTGTGCTACCGCCTGCTGAGCGAATTCTTCGGTGTCATCAGCTCCGCTACCGAGGTGGTCGTCGATGGCGATGCCCCGGATATCGTCGATGCCTACCAAGAGGCTGGCATCAAGGTATCCGACGGCAATGAGCAGGAAGCCCCGGAAACCGACCCTTTGAAAATGAAGGTTCCCCAACTGAAAGAATGGTTGACCGAGAAGGGCATCACCTTCGATCCGACCGCCAAGAAAGAAGACCTGCAGGCCTTGGTGCCAGCGGAATAAGGACAAGCACATGACCGACTTCATCACCGTCGCCGATGTTGACGCTCAGCTCGGTCCTGGCTGGGCCGGCACCGGTGATCCGGTCCTTGCCGTGACCATGGCCAATGCCTGGCTCACGACCAAGATTAAGCGGGCTGTTCCAGATCCGGTACCGGCCGAGATCGAAACAGCCGGCGCCCAGGTCGCGAAAGAGGCGGCGGCGGGCAAGCTGTACACGTCCACGCAGAAAGAAGTGCAGAGCAAGACCGTATCGGCTCAGTCCGGCACTTCAGTGAGCAAGACCTACGTGGCGGGCTCTACAGATCAGTCAGCGGGCGTGAATTTTGCCCTGGCGCTGCTCGATCCTTGGATCAAGCGCTCCGGCGTAATGATGCTCAAGAGGACCTGATCATGGGCATGCGCGAAGAGATACAGGCCGAAATGGCTGAGGCGTTCGATGATCCTGATGGCCTTGCCGACGCGGTGAAGCCAGTGACAGGTGTGCGCAAGGTTGTGGGCGATTATGACCCTGACTTGGGTGGCGCCCCCGAAGTGACCACCACCTACGGCGGTCGTGGAGTATTTGGCAGTTACCTGGCCAAAGAAATCGACGGCTCCTTGATCCAGACGACCGACGAAAAGCTGCTGGTACTGCAAAACGAGCTATTCATCACCGTGATGGGAGAGCCAACAGCAGAGGCTGCCACTCCAAAAAATGGTGACATCATTGGCGGCAAGCGCGCGCTGAACGTCGCTCAGGATCCTGCAGGTGCCACCTGGACCATTCAGTTGAGGGTCTGACGTGAGTAAATACACAGGTCTCAACGGCAGCTTTGCCGAGAACATCCGCCAGTTTGCCGAGCAGGCCCAGGCCGGGCTCGACGCCACCTTCCGCGAGATCGTTATCGAGATCGGCAGCAGCGTCATCCGCATGTCACCGGTGGGCAACCCCGAGATCTGGGCCGCGAACGTGGCGCATCGCGCGACCAACACCCGCGCTGCCGATGACTACGATTTCAAAGTCGCCGTGCGCAACACACTCATCAATCTCGACGAGAGCAATTTCACCAAGGCCGGGAAGCTGAAGCGCGGCGTGAAGTACGCCAAGCCGCTGACAAAGACCGAGCGCGACCAGAACTTCAACGTAAATGGACTGGTTGCCGGCAAGGATTACGTCGGCGGCCGATTCCGCGGGAACTGGCAGTTCTCGATCGGGGCGCCGGCAGAAGGCGAACTTGATCAGGTCGATCCGGCCGGCGGCATCACCTTGGCAAAGCTCAGGCTTCAGGTCGAACAACTGACCATCGGGCAAACGGCGTACATCGTGAACAACCTGCCATATGCGGTGCCGCTCGAGTATGGCCATTCCAAACAGGCACCGGGCGGCATGGTGCGTATCACGCTCGCGCGATTCCAGCAGATCGTCGACGAAGCCACCAGGAACAATCAGGTATGAGCCACAACATCATCGCTTCGATCTACGAAGCCCGGCTGATCGCTTGGGCGAAGGCTTTGCCGACACCCATCAAGGTCGTCGTCGAGAACGAGGCCTATGAGCCCGGAAATGGTGTCACCTACCTGCGAGCTTTCACTTTGCCGGGCGACACCGCAAGCGGCACGCTTGCCGGTGATCACAAGCTGTTCACGGGGGTGTTTCAGATCAGCATCGTGACACCAGCAGGGAAGTATCGCGGCGCGGCCGGCGCGTTGGCTGACCAGATCGCCGCGCTGTTTCCGCTGTACGAGCGAAACACGAAGGGCGCGCTGACCGTGGTGGCCATAACGCCGGTCGATCAGGGGCCAGGTATTCCAGGCGACACGACCTTCACCGTACCGGTGTCGTTCATGTACCGAGCCGATACCGACTGATCTGCTGAGGTAGAATCCCGTCATCAACTCTTAAGAGCTATTGGTGATGGATGAAAATCGGAAGCAACGGCTTCAATACCTCGGCGAAATGGTGGATGCCCATTGCTATCGAAACCGTGAGGAAATTGGCGGGAGCGACCGGTGCCTATGCACTGGGTGCGGCGCATGGCTGAAGCCGGCCGAAATCATTAAGTGGTACGAAGAACTGCATGCTTGTTGCCCACACTGCGGGCTCACCGGCGTGGTTGTCGGTTCGAAGTCCGGCATACCGCTGGATGAAGTCCGTAACAATATGAAGCTTGAGTAGCAACATCTAAACCGCCCATTGGGCAAACCCAGAACCCGCCATTGAGCGGGTTTTGTCATTTCTGAAGAGAGGAAAACCCATGGCCGGCATTCAAATGCCCAACGGCGCGACGTTCGAAATTGCTTCCGCCTATGGCGCTGCAATCCCATTCACTGCCTTGACCAATGCCAACCCGGCAGTGGCGACCGCGGTAGCCCACGGTCTGGCCGAGGGCGACATCATCGCCCTCAGCTCTGGCTGGACCCGCCTGGACGGCCGCGCCGTGCAAGTCGGCGAGATTGGTAGCGGCACCTTTGCGCTCGATGGCGTGAACACCACGAACATTCAGCAGTATCCAGACGGTTCGGGCGTCGGTGCCGCTCGCGAGGTGACGACCTTCACCGAGATCTCGAAAATCACCGAGCTCGGCTCGAGCGGCGGCGACCAGCAGTTTCTGACGTTCGGCTTCCTGGCTGACGATGATGACCGCCAGATGCCGACGACCAAGAACCCGATCACGCTGACCATCACGGTCGCCGACGATCCGTCGCAGCCCTATGTCGATGTTTGCGAGGAGGCTGACGACGACAAGCAGGCCCGCGTTCTACGCCTGAACCTGCCGGGCGGCAGCCGCATCATCTATAACGGCTACGTCTCAATCACTTCGACCCCGACCATGTCGCGCAACAATCTGATGACCCGCGTTATCAGCATCGCGCTGACCGGTCGCCCAACCCGTTACAGCGCCTCGGCGTAAGGAAGGCACATGGCAAAGTTCACACTCGCCCGGAATCCAACCTTCAATCACGTCGTCATGCTGCCAACGGTGGGTGGTGACCCGGTCAGCGTTGAGTTCGAGTTCAAATATCGCGATCGCACCGAACTGGCTGGCCTCTACGCAGAGTGGGGCGAGCGTCACAAGGCGCTCAAGGAAAAAGCGGAAGAGGCTGGCATTGAGCAGTTCACGGCTTTGCTGATTGATCTGCAGGTCGAGCAACTGAAAGCGATCGTCGCCGGCTGGGATATCGCCGAAGAGTTCACCGACGAAAACCTGCGCATCCTGGTCAGCTCCATCGCCGCCACTCCGGGCGCCGTGCTGGCCGCTTATTCCGATGCTTTCAGCAAGGCCCGGTTGGGAAACTCCTAAGCGTCTCCCGCAAGCTGTACGAGCCGGGGCCGTCAGCCGAGTCGCTGGCGGCCTTCGGCCTTTCTCTTCGTGACATGCCCGATGAGATCTGCGAGGTCTGGCCTGATGTCTGGCAAGCCTTCAAGGTCTTCGAGGCCATGGGCACTCAGTGGCGTACAGGCGCGTGCGGCGCTACCGGACTCGATTACACGTCAATTCGCCATGTCGCCGGCTTTCTCGGCCTTACCCGGTCGGAAGTCGCCGACGTCTTTACAGATATCCGCGTCATGGAAGCCGAAGCCCTGCGGGTGATGGCGGAACAGAGGGATAGTAAATGAGCACCACCTTCGCTTCCCTCGGCATCGAGGTGAACTCCTCGTCTGCATCCAAAGCGGCTGACGATCTCGACAAACTGGTCGATTCGGCGGCCGATGCCGAAAAAGCGATCGATGATCTCGGCAAGTCCGGCGAGGGGCTGGCCAACACTGGCAAGAAGATCAGTCAGGCCGAGAATGAGGCTGCTCAGGGCATCGACAAGGCCACGGGCGCCAAAGAGCGACAAGTCGATGCCAGCCGCAAGGCAGGTGCCAGCGCGGCCAGTGAAATCGCAATCATCAGCCAGCTCGACAAGGCGATGTCCGGCAACATCGGCAGCATGGAGCAACTGATCCAGGCTGAAGGCTTGCTGGAGCGCGCTCGCAAGGGCGGTCTCGTCACCATCGAGCAGCAGGAGTCCTATCAGGATCGGCTTGGCAAGGCGTATGAGCGGATCGAGAAAGCCGAAGCCAAGGAGATGGCGCAGAAGCAGCGGCTGATCGACGCTGAAAACCGTCAGATCGAAGCGTTGAAGCGCACGGTCAATGGCATCGACCCGGTCACTGCGAAGTTGGCAAAGCTGGAGGCGCAGGAGAAAGCGCTCAACGATCTGTACAAGGCCGGCCAGATCGACGCGACTCGTTACGGTGAGGCGCTGGCGAAGATCGGCAAAGACCGTGACGGTCTGACCGCGACAGAAACTGCATTCGACAAGCTGAAGCTCGGCACCCGCCAGGCGCAAGAAAACGTGATGCAGTTGACCAATGCCCTGCAGTCTGGGGATTGGGGGAGTGGTGCGCGGGCTGTCGCTCAGTTGGGCGCTGGTGCGGGCGCGTCTGCCAAGAGCCTGGCCGCAGCACTGATTCCCGCCGGATTGCTGGCCGGTGTCCTCGGCGCTCTGGGTTATGCCTACTTCGACGCACAGAAGCAGGCCCGCGAGTTCAACGTCGCCATCAACGGCGGATCGAACGATGCCGGTCAGAGCATTGCCAGCCTCAAGGTGATGGCCGATACCGCCGGGGCGATCACTGAGAACTTTGCAGGCGCTCGCGAGGCGGTGATTGCACTGGCTTCCGGTGCCGCTACCAGCGGCGTCCAAATGCAGAACCTGGCTCAGGCCGCGGCAGCAATTGGTGAGGTAACAGGGAAGGGCGCTGGAGACGTCGCCAAGTCGCTCGCGAATGCCGGCGACACCGCTACAGAAGCGGCGGAGAAGATCAGCGACCAGTATGGGCTGCTCACCTACGAGCAGTACCAGACGATCAAGGCGATTGATGATCAGGGCGACCATCAGCGAGCGCTGGATACCCTGAGTGAAGATCTCAATCAGTCGGCCCAGGAGCGCTTGAAGAACTACCGCGAATCGCTGTTCGATATCGAACGGGATTGGGATCGAGTGAAGGTGGCCATCAAGGGCGCCTACGCTGAAGTCCGGGCAGAGATTTTCCCTGACTTGGCAAAGCAGATCGAGATCACCCAGCGCGTGCTGGATACTCGGAAAGGGGGCGGGGTCACAGGTGCGATATCGAATGGGCTGAGCTCACTCAATTCCTTTTTGGGGTTGAACGACGGTGAGAACGATGACTCGACGCCAGCACTGGAGGCCAAGCTTGCAGGACTGAAGGCGCGCTTATCAGCGAGCGAAAGCAACACTGCCGCGACTGGCGAAGCGACTCGGGCGAACAAGGAATTGATCGCTGTCCAGAAGGAACTGGACAAGCAGATGGACAACCTAAACCCGCTCGCAAAGCGCAAGGATGCGTACAAGAAGCTCAACGATCAATTCACCGAGCTCTATCAGAACACGGAGAAGACTGGCCAAAAGTCCGCACTGCTCGATGGCGTTCAGTTTGACGGGAAGAAGTTTTCCGGTGGCGCCTACGACCAGTTGCGCAAGGCAATCGACGACCAAAACAAGGATGCCAAGGCGGGCGCTGGCAGCGTCGATCTATCCGGGTTCAACGATTCGAAAAACGCGCTCAATGCCGTGCTCGCCGAGTACAAAAATGCGCAAAAGGATTTGGAGGCTTCGCAGAAGGCCGGGCTGATCTCGCAGGCAGACTACCTGCAAGCGCGTGAAGCCATGATCGGCAACGAGCGAGATGAGGTCACTGCTGCGTATGAGGCTGAGATCGCCGCACTTGAAGCGGCCAAGAGCAAGACGAGCACATCGGCGGCGCAGCGCATTCAGCTTGACCAGAAAATAGCCGACGCCCGGGCCGCCATGGTCAAGGTGCAGCAGGACGCTGACACCGAGCTGAGCGTGCTGGCAAAGAACGAAGAGGGCCGGCTGAAGAAACAGACCGAGGCCGTCAACACCTATAGCAGCGCGCTGCAGCAACAAGTCAAAACTCTACGTGAGCAGGGCAAGCGTGCGGCGGCGGGCATCGGCCTGGGAGATCGTCAGCGCGATCTGATGAGCCAGCAGAACGGCATCGACGATCGCTTCAATCAGCAGAAGCTGGATCTCGCGAATCAGTACGGCGATGGCTCGCGCGGCATGAGCCTTGACGAGTACACGCAGAAGCTGGCGGCATTGAAGGCCACTCAGCAGGACCTGCACGATACGGTTCAAGCCAACTACGACGAGATGACAGCAGCCCAGGGCGACTGGAGTGCCGGAGCCTCGTCGGCATGGCAGAACTATCTTGAGTCCGCGCAGAACGCCGCGGGGCAGACGAAAAGCCTGCTCACCAATGCGTTCAGTTCGGCAGAGGACGCTGTAGCCAGCTTCGCCATCAACGGCAAATTCTCGTTTTCTGACTTCACCAAATCGGTGTTGGCGGACATGGCGAAGATCGCCACTCGGCAGGCGACATCTCAAGGGCTCAGCGCTCTGTTCGGTATTGCCGTATCAGCGGCGGGTTCGTACTTCGGTGGTGGCGGCGGGAACGGATTGGCCGCCGGATCTGCCGGTGCCGTGTCGTCGGATCTCGGTGCATCGCAAGCCGGTTATACCGGTGTCGACTTCTCCGGATACCGGGCGGCTGGCGGGCCTGTTGCACCGAACTCTTTGTACGAAGTCAACGAGCTGGGGCCTGAGCTCTACAACGAGGGCGGCCGGTCGTTCCTGATGACCGGTGCCAACGGCGGTAGCGTCACACCGTTGAATACCGGTGGCGGGCCTGCACTGGCCGCAATGTCCGGTGGTGGGGGCAACACGTACAACTTTCCGGTGGCGGTCTCGGTGCAGACATCTGGGAGCGACGGGGCGGGTGTTTCGCAAGAGACAACCAACCAGCTTGGCAAGAGCATCCAACAGGCGGCCAAAACTGAAGCGGAAACCGCGATTGCCAGAGCGTTGCAGCCGGGCGGTTCGATCTGGCGCCTGACAAATGGGAGGGGCTGATGGCCATTGAGAAATTTACCTGGCCAACCGAGCGCGGGGAAACACCCGACATCAACTATCGGGTGCGCACCTCGAAGTTCGGCAATGGCTACGCGCAGAACGTCGGCGACGGCCCGAACAACAAAGAGGACTCCTACCCGATCACCTTTGCCGGCCAGAAGGCCAAGGTGCTGGAGATTATGGCGTTCCTCGACCGGCACGCGGGGGCGAAGGCGTTCCTCTGGACAACTCCGCTCGGCGAGCTCGGCCTATTCACCTGCAAAAATCCGGCTCCCACACCAATGGGCGGCGGAGTATTCAAACTCACCGCTACATTCGAGCGGGCATTCCAACCATAAGGGGCAATCATGCCGCTGATCAGTGACATCCAGGTACTTGAGCCTGGCAGTGAAGTTCTGCTCTTTGAATTGGACGGCACGGACTACGGTGCGGACGTGCTGCGCTTTCATGGGCACGCAATTCCGCACACGGCAGCCGAACTGATTGCCGCCGGCGACAATGCAGATCAGCTACCGGCGAAGGCCATCTACTGGCAGGGCAACGAGTACAGCGCCTGGCCGATGCAGATCGACGGCATCGAGGCGAACGGCGACGGCACGGCAGTTCGCCCCACGCTCTCGGTTGGCAACGTCAACGGCCGCATCACTGCGCTCTGTCTGGCGTTCGAGGATCTACTCGAGTTCAAGCTGACGATGCGGCATACGCTCGGCAGCTACCTCGACGCGGCGAACTTCCCGGCCGGCAATCCAACGGCAGACCCAACCCAAGAAACGATCGAGGTCTGGTACATCGACCAGAAAACGAACGAGGACGGGGAAAACGTCAGTTGGGAGCTGGCAAGCCCGGGAGACGTTGGCAACGAGTCTATTGGGCGGCAGGCCACGACGCTGTGCCACTGGTGCCTCACAGGCGGCTATCGTGGGCCGAGCTGCGGATACACCGGCCCGTACGTGACCAAGGATGGTGTCGTCACCGATAACCCGGAATTGGACGAGTGCGACGCCACCTTGGGCAGGGGCTGCATCCCGCGCTTCGGCGAGGGCAATCCGCTGCCTTTCGGCGGCTTCCCGGCCGTTTCGCTGATCGCACGGAACTGACATGCGCAAACACATTTTGAACGCGATCCAGGTGCACGCGGCTGCGGAGTATCCGAAAGAATGCTGCGGTCTTTTGTTGGCGGTGGGTCGCAAGCAACAGTATTACCCGTGCCGCAACGTTTCTACCGAGCCGAACGAAGAGTTTCGAATCGATCCGGAGCAATACGCAGCGGCAGAGGACGTCGGCGAGGTGATTGGTGTAGTTCATTCGCATCCGGACGCCACCAGCAGGCCTTCGCCGCGCGATTTGGCAATGTGTGAAGCGACGGCGTTGCCCTGGCACATCCTGAGCTGGCCCGAGGGCGATCTGCGAACCATCACACCGGCCGGCGAGGTGCCGCTGCTGAAGCGGCCTTTCGTACACGGCGCCTGGGACTGCTGGCAGGTCTGCGCGGATTGGTACAAGCGCGAATGGGGGCTTGAGTTCGAGGCCTTCAAACGCGCAGATGGCTGGTGGGAGAGCAAGGACAACGCCAGCCTTTACGAGGTGAACTACGAGGCCGCCGGCTTCTACCGAGTCGACCAGCCGCAGCGTGGCGACATGATCGTCATGGAAGTAGGGCGGACGGTTTACCCGAATCATGCCGGGATCTTTCTCGGCGCCGATCCGGCGCTGCCCGGCGACGACGCAGCGACCTTCGGCCCCGGCCCGTTCCTGCTGCACCACCTGTACGGCAGACCCACCGAGGTCATCGTTTTCGGCGGACCGTGGCTCGACCGCACGCGCCTGGTGCTGCGCCACAAGGACGCACGGTGATATCGTGGCCATTTCCACAGGAGTGACCTGCATGAAATTGATCGTAGGAGCATTGGCAGTAGCGTTGTTGGCTGGGTGTGCGACTTCGCCGGTGCCTTCTGGAAAGGCTGACCCTGTGCCGAGCTCGCGTCTGTTCGCATATCAGAAGCCGGCCTCCGGTGATGCTGTATTGATCATTACCCGTGATTCCGGCTTTGTTGGTGGCGGCTGCAACACATCCGTGAGCATCGACGGGCGAAAAGCTGCCGAGATTGGTTCTGGTGAAACTGCAAAGTTCTACGTCACCGCCGGTGAGCACATCGTCGGTGCATCGTCATGCGGCAGCGGACTTAAAGAGCGGGAAGCCAACATAAAGGCTGGTGCCACCAAGAAATTCAGGATATCCATCGACTCATCCATGAGCATGGATTTATCACCCACGATGCAATGACAAAGCCGCCTACGGGCGGTTTTTTTTATGACCGGAGAAAACTGTGGCAGCGACGGCAAGTAACAACCCAGCCATGACGACCATTCTTCTTTCAGGGCCGCTTATCAAGCTGTTTGGTCGTGTCCATCACCGCGAGCTTGGCAGCAAATCCGTGGGCGAGGCATTCAAAGCGTTGAAGTGCACTATTGAAGGATTCGAAGGCGCCATTAAAGATCTTGAGCGCAAAGGGATGCGCTTTGCGATTTTCAGAAACCGGAAAAACGTAGCTGAAAAAGATTTCGGTCTCGGCGGAGCCCAAGAGATTCGAATTGTCCCAGTGATTTCCGGGAGTAAGCGTGCAGGTCTATTACAGACAGTAATTGGAGCTGTGCTAATCGTCGCAGGCACCTATTTCGGCCAGACTTGGGCCGTCCAAATGGGGGTTGCCCTCGTTGCTGGCGGCGTCGTGCAGATGCTCAGCCCACAGGCCAAGGGACTTTCTCAAAGCGCTTCTCCTGAGAATGCTCCGTCCTACGCCTTCGGCAGCGCCAAGAACACCACGGCAAGCGGCAACCCGGTACCGATCTGCATCGGCGAGCGCCGGTGGGGCGGGATGATCATCTCGGCCTCGATCCTGGCTGAAGACAAAGTGTAAAAAGTTTATGGCTGGGGGGAGGCGGAAGGGCGAGGTTGCTTCTTAAAGTTTGAGGTCCGAATGTATCTAGCAAGCATCCATAACCCGCTACCAACTGCGGCAAACACTAGGGCGAAAAGCAATTCGGCCAATCCCTGGCCAATCTGTTGGGGCGTTACATATCTGGAGAGCATTTTTACCGAAGAGGTGATGATTGTGTATGCAGTGAAAATCCACAACACGGCTGAAATTGCGTACACCGGAAGCGAAAGGATTGTTCGTAGCCAAGTTGGAGCTTTTTTCATCAGCACTTATTTCCTTGATGACTGAGTCGAGCGCCTCATCGTAGGAGGGCTCAGCATGCGAATTCTATCATCACGACTTTTACAGAGATGCCATTAGGCCGCCCAGGAGGCGGTTTTCTTATGCCTGGAGGAAAGCATGGGCGCAGCGCAACAGATCGAGATCCATGGCGAGAAGGGCGGCAGCAGCAAGCCGAAATCGCCGGTCGAAGCCAGCGATAGCCTGCGCTCGACCAACCTTGCGAAATTGCTGATCGCCTTGGGCGAGGGGGAGTTCGACAGCGTTCCAACCGATTACGACATCTACCTGGACAACACGCCGATCCGCGATGCCAGCGGTAACTACAACTTCTCGAACGTGAAGTGGGACTGGCGCCCGGGCTCGGTGGACCAGACCTATATCCCCGGCATCCCGTCCGTGGAGAACGAGACCTCACTGAACATTGAGCTGCGCAGCGATTCGCCGTGGGTGCGCTCGATCACCAACACCCAGCTTTCCGCCGTGCGCATGCGTTTGGCGTGGCCGGCGCTGCAAAGCTCCGATGATCAGGGCAATGTCGGCGGTTACCGCATCGAATATGCGATCGACGTGGCCACCGACGGCGGCGCGTATCAGCAGGTGCTGATGGACGCCGTCGACGGCAAGACCACCACGCGCTACGAGCGCTCGCGCCGTATCGATCTGCCGGCTGCAACCACGGGCTGGCAGATCCGTGTGCGCCGCCTGACGCCGAACCAGAACAGCAACAAGGTCGCCGACACCATGCTGGTGGCCGGGTATACCGAAGTCATCGACGCCAAGCTGCGGTACCCAAACACCGCGCTCCTCTACATCGAGTTCGACGCCGAGCAGTTCACCAACATTCCGGCGGTGACCGTGAAGTGCAAGGCACGGCGCTGGATGGTGCCGAGCAACTACGACCCGATTCAGCGCACCTACACCGGGACGTGGGACGGCTCGATGAAGTCGGCCTGGACCAATAACCCGGCGTGGATCACCTACGGCATCTGCACTGAAGACCGTTTCGGCCTGGGCAAGCGCATCAAGCCGTTCATGGTCGACAAGTGGGAGCTGTACCGGATCGCCCAGTATTGCGACCAGCTGGTGCCGAACGGCCTCGGCGGTCAGGAACCGCGCTTCCTCTGCGACATGAACCTGCAGGGAAAGGCTGATGCCTGGTCGCTGCTGCGCGATATCTCAGCGATTTACCGGGGCATGACGTACTGGGCGCAGGGGCAGCTGGTGATGCAGGCCGACATGCCGCGTGCGCAGGACTTCGACTACGTGTTCACCCGGGCCAACGTCATCGACGGCAAGTTTTCGTACGGCAGTGCCTCGGCTAAAACCCGGTACACCCGGGCGCTGGTGAGCTACGACAACCCAGCGAACAACTACGACACCGACGTCATACCGTTTGCGGATCTGGATCTTCAGCGCCGCTATGGCGACCGGCCGACCGAGCTGAGTGCCATTGGCTGCACCCGCGCCTCCGAGGCCCAGCGCCGCGGCAAGTGGGCGATCTTGAGCAACAACCAAGACCGCACCGTATCGTTCAAGACCGGCATGGAGGGCGTGATTCCGCTGCCGGGACACATCATTCCGGTGGCTGATTCTTTGCTCGCGGGCCGTGAAGTTGGCGGGCGGATCTCGGCTGTGGCGGGGCGGGTGATCACGCTCGATCGCGATACCCAGGCCAAGGCCGGTGATCGGTTGATCATCAACCTGCCGGGCGGCCGCGCCGAAGGGCGCACCGTGCAGAGCGTCAACGGCCGCGCGGTGACGGTGACTGTCGCCTACAGCGAGCCTCCAGTCGCGCAACTGCAATGGGCGCTCGACGCCGATGATCTGGCGATCCCGCTGTACCGCGTGTTGCGCACCAAGCGCACCACCGAGGGCGACTTCGAAATCAGTGCGCTGCAGTTCGAGCCGAGCAAGTTCGCGCACATCGACACCGGCGCGCGCCTGGAAGAGCGACCGATCAGCGTGATTCCGATCACCGTCGTACCGGCGCCGGCGAGCGTGAGCCTCACATCGACGTCGTCGGTGGTGCAGGGGCTGGCGGTAGCCACGATGACTATTAGTTGGCCCGCCGTTGATGGCGCAGTCGGCTATGACGTGGAATGGCGCAAGGACAGCGGCAACTGGATCAAACTGCAGCGCACCGGCATGACCAACGTGGACGTGGTCGGCATCTACGCCGGCGCCTACGTGGCCCGGGTGCGTGCGGTGAGTGCATTCGACATCTCGTCGCAGTGGCGCAACTCGATCCTGACCAACCTGAAGGGTAAGCAGGGGCTGCCGCCGGCGCTCAGCTATTTGACGGCCACGCCGCTGCTGTTCGGCATCTATCTGAAATGGGGCTTCCCTGCTGGCGCTGAGGATAGCCAGCGGACTGAAATCTGGTATGGACCCACGACGCAGCTTGATGCGGCCACGAAGCTGACAGACCTGGCGTATCCGCAGAGTGACTTCTCCATGCTCGGCCTGCGCGCTGGCGTGACGTTCTACTTTTGGGGACGGATCGTCGACAAAATCGGCAACATCGGGCCGTGGTATCCGATCGGCATGGGTGTGCAGGGGCAGTCGAGCGCGGACGCGGCGGCAATTCTGGAGATGATCGCCGGCGAGATCGGCCGCACTGAACTGGGCCAAGACCTTCTTGACGAAATCGACAAGATCCCCGGCCTTCAGGCTCAGATCGATGCGCTCGACGGACTGAAGGGCTATGACCCTGAAGCCACCTATGAAGAGTACGACCTTGTGGTGCAGGGCAAGCGCATCTACCAGGCTACTGGTCCGGTGCCGAAAGACACGCCTCCGCCGAACCCTGCCTATTGGCTCGACGTTGGCCAGACCGTTGAGACGGCAAATGGACTTGCCCAGCAGGTCGCGACCAACACCGCCGAGATCACTGAACTCGATGGCGTGGTCACGGCGCAGGCAACGGCCTTCGAAGCCCTGCGTGCCTCCTATCGAGACGATGATGGCGCTGGTGATCTTGCAGACGCGATCAAAAGCTATACCAGCACCGCGTCGCTCGCATCGGAATCGAAGGTTCGCGCCTCCGAGAACGAGGCAATGGCAAGGCGCGTAACGACCTTCGATGCAAAAATCGCAGAGAACGCGGCGAACATCACTGAGCTTGAAGAGGTCGTTGCCACGAACGAATCGGCGACTGCGACGAAGATTGACCAGTTGAATGTTTCCGTCGGGCAAAACTCGGCTGCGATTCAGCAGACTTCCACAGCCTACGCGGACACGGCCGGCAAGCTGAACACGATGTGGTCGGTGAAGATGCAGGTCAACGCCCAAGGGCAATACGTTGCTGCCGGTATCGGACTGGGTATCGAGAACACGGCGGCCGGGCTGCAAAGCCAGTTTTTGGTCAGCGCCGATCGCTTCGCCATCGTCAACGGGATCAACGGCAATTTGTCCGTGCCGTTTGCAGTTCAGGGCGGTCAGGCGTTTTTGCAATCCGCCTTCATTCTCGACGGCACTATCACTAACGCCAAGATCGGCAGCTACATCAGCTCAACCAACTACATCGCCGGCCAGCAAGGCTGGATTCTCAATAAAGACGGAACACTTGAGATCAATGGCATTGTCCCTGGACAGGGGCGATTGGTGATCAATTCGTTCAACGTCTCGGTTTATGACGCCAACAACGTACTGCGCGTTCGTCTCGGCTATTTGGGGTGATCAATGGCACATGGAATGCGGATTTGGGGCGCCGACGGTGCTCTCCAGGTCGATGAGAACTCTTTCACCATCCGCGTGGTGCTTTCGACGCTGGTGACCTTCAGTAACGCGGCGAAGACCAACCAGGACTTTTCGGTCCCCGGCGTTGGGCCAGCTAACGGTTGTGCGATTGTCGTGCCCATCGGCACGTACACCAGCCAACAACAGCAGTTCGAGACTGAGCTCGTCGACAATGTGGCAAGGGTCTACAACCACACACGGGGGTACGCCAGTACGATCGCTTCAGGGACGATGAGACTGATCGTGATGAGGTTCAACTGATGGCGGGATACGGCCTTCAATTCACAAACAACAGCAACGTGGTGACCATCGATTCGGAGTTTGCCCGGTTGATGGTCATTGCCAGTGGAAGATATGCGCCGACTGAAGAAGGCGGCATGGGATCAACAACTTACTTCGCGAGACCAGTGACATCCCAAGAGCCGCCGTTGGTGTTTGTCCGGCCTGACAACAGCGCTTTGATTGCAGGTCTGAGCAATATGCGGTTGATAGGATCAGCCGGAAACTGGACCGGGTTCTATGTTCGGACTTACAGCAGCGCAACTGCTCAGCCGAATGGGCGCTATTTTGTGGGAGCGTTCGCGGCGCAAGCTGTTGCCCAATACGGCATGCGGCTTTGGGACGGGACCGGAAAAATGCTGTTCGACTCCGGAACGCCCAACGCCACATTTACGCGGTCTTTCCAGAGCTGGACATACGTTAAATCGGATCAGGACGACCAGGGTCTGTACCGAAATTATTATTCTGTGCCGTTCAGCTTTCCCCAAAACGAATTCATGCTCATCAATAACTTCGGAATGACCATGGTTTCTGGCGGGCCGATCCCAAGGCAGCTGTATTGCACATGGGATTTCTCTGGAAACACGCTCTACGCGGTAACGATTGCAGCCAACAATCCATTCGCCTTCTTCCTGCCGGCAGTCTTCGCGAAGCAGGCGGTCTAACCCAATCAATAGGAACACGCCATGCCTTGGTACAAAACCGGGACGGTTTCTGTCACCCAAAATTCCAACGCGGTGATAGGAACGGGCACAGCATTCATTGCCAACAGCCGGGTCGGCGACGGCTTCCGCGGGCCAGATGGCCGCTGGTACGAGGTGACGAACATCGCCAGCAATACCGCGCTGTCGATTTCTCCGAACTACGAAGGTCCAACAGCGGCCGGCGGCTTCTATTCGATCATGCCGGTACAGGGCTATCAGAAGGATCTGTCCGATCAGGTGCGTGCCATCCTCAATGACTACGGCGAGAAGCTGGCGGCACTCGGCACAACCGGCAATTACGACATATTGCCCGTTGCCAAGGGGGGCACTGGGTCGGAAACGCTGGATTCAGATGTGGTGCCTGAAGGCGCGACGAATAAATACTTCACCGGGGCCAGAGTGTTGCAGTCGGTGTTGACTGGCTTGAGCGCGGCTACGTCAACGGTTATTACTGCGACCGACACCGTTCTGGCGGCGATGGGAAAGCTCCAAGCGCAGATCACTGGTCGTGCATTGAAAGGGGCTAACAGCGACATCACAGAGCTGAATGGGTTAACGAAAGCTATCACCGTCGCGCAGGGCGGGACCGCTGCAAACAACGCAGCTTCCGCTCGGGCAAACCTTGGAGCAGCTTCGGCGGGAAACAATACCGACATCATAAATTTGACCGGTTTGAACTCGGCGAAAATCAACGGTTCGAACAACGCCAATGCCCAAGGTCTGTGGCTAATGTGGAATACCGGAATTGTGGGAGCGTCTGGTACCGCCGATTTTATATGCAACCAGGGAGGCGGGAATGGCGGTTTCACATGGCGATCTGTCAACAGTAACAACACCGTTGGCGGCCCGACTATGTACTACACCTACACGGGTAATCTGAACGTACCGGGCGCGGTTTCACAGGGTTCCGACCGGAGATTGAAAAAAAACGATGTCGAGATTCTTGATGGCCTTGAGCGAATAATGCAGATTCGTCCTGTCGAGTTCGACCGTCGGGACTTCCTCGACTCGGAGGACTATCCGCATCACGAAGTCGGTGTAATCGCTCAGGAGCTCTTCGATGTCACGCCGTTGTTGGTCACTCCAGCGGATTCGGAAAATGAACAGGACATTTGGCGTGTTAATTACACGGGGCTGATTCCATACCTGGTTTCGGCAATCAAAACCTTGAAGGCTGAAATTGAAGAGCTGAAGTCACACGCGCAATAGATCCACCGAACAGCGCCGAACCCGCCATTGAGCGGGTATTTTTTTGCCTGGAGAAAAGTAATGATTGCAACCGATAAAGACCGCGACATCCTTGCTCGCACGCTTTGGGGTGAGGCACGCGGCGAAGGTACGGCTGGGCAGATTGCCGTGGCCTGGACAATCCGCAACCGTGTGTTCGACGGCAAGCCCAATTCGTGGTGGGGCGAGGGCTACGCGGGCGTTTGCCAAAAGCCTTACCAGTTCAGCTGCTGGAACAAGAATGACCCGAACTATCAGTTCCTGATCGGCGTGAAGGAAATCCAGTTTCGCGAGCTGGCGCAATGCCGGATCGCTGCTGACCAGGTGATCGACGGCAAGGTGCCGGACCCCACCAGCGGCGCCACGCATTACTACGCCACCAGCATTAAGGCGCCGGCCTGGGCGTCGAGAGCAAAGCAAACGCTCAAGCTGGGCGGGCACGTCTTCTTTAAGGATGTGCCGTGATGTCCGTTCCGTGGAAAGCGGTGGTCGCGCTGGCGCTGGTGCTGATTGGCGCCGGCAGCGCCTGGCAGTTTCAGGACTGGCGCTACGGTCAGCGGTTGGCCGAGCAAGCCCAGCAGCACTCGGAAACCCTCAATCAACTGACTCAGGCCGCGGCGACCGCCCAGCAGGCCGAGCAGGACAAGCGGCTGGTGCTCGAGCAGAAGCTGGCGTCCAGTGAGCAAACCCACTTCAGGAAAATGACCGATGCCCAACGTGACCAAGATCGCCTGCGCGATCGCCTTGCCACTTCTGATCTGCGGCTGTCAGTCCTCCTCGACGCAACCGACACTGCTAAAGGCTGTGGTGTGCCAGCCACCGCTGGCGCCGGCGGCGTGGATCATGCAGCCGTACGAGCCCGACTTGACCCAGCGCATGCTCAACGAATTATCGCCATCACCGACACCGGTGATCGGGGATTGATCGCGCTGCAGGCGTGTCAGGCCTATATCCGCGCGCTAAATGATGGCTCAGCGCTATTGTTGCGAGGTGAGCACCAGTAAACCATCATTTATGTTCGATCTGGATGATGCGGGCACATGGACAAGCAACTGGCTGGCTACTCAATTGTGATGACGATTATCTGGGTTTCAGTCGTTCTTGCTGTCATGTATTGGATGTCGTAGTGAAGGTAATAGGTGGCTGACGTGGAAGGCGTGGTGCTGAGCGACAAGCAGAAACGAGAGGCGGATCGGTTGCTTGCGCAAATCGTTCGGGCTGATTCGATGATCATCGCGCTGAAGGCGGGAGCACGGGCGGATGGCTTCGTGCTTGGGCTGGAAACCGGCGGGGCTTTACGAGCCGGCGATGCTGAAAGGCTCTACATCATTTTCGAAGCCGCTTTGGTGGAGCGCTTGAAAACGCTGACGCACAGCTGATCAATCGACCGGCTTGATCAGGTCCGGACCCTGGTTCCGGACATTCCCTACGGCCCGGTCAACCTTGAACCACTCGAACACCTCTGTTGGTTCGCCCTGATGCAGCACCATCTGTTCGGCGCGCTCTTTCGGTGTTGCCGGGTCCAACCACTCCCTAGCTAGTTCAGGTGAGAGTGCCACCGGCCGCCGATCATGGATGTCGACCATTCCCCCGGCGCTGTCGGCTGTGATGATCACAAAGCCGTCATGCTCGCCCGGATCGTGCTCTTCGTTCGGGTATTGGCCGATGGCGGCACACAGGATTGGTGACTGGTCCCGGTGCCTGATCAGATAGGGCTGCTTCTTCGGTCCGCCTTCGTCGACCCACTCGAACCAGTTGTTTATCGCGATGATCGCCCGGTGTGGCCAGATTGCGCGGAAGAACGGGCCGTGGGCGACTTTCTCGACCCTGGCATTGATCGGTGCGGCGCGGTCTTTTGCCCAGTGCGGTCGCCATCCCCACCGAACCATGTCCGCGTGCAAGAACTGTCCTTCCTGATGGAAGAGGGCGAGCTGCGCTGTCGGCGCGGCGTTGTAGCGCTCGAGCGGTTGTTCGCCGGTCGAGTTGACTAGAGCGTTGGGCATGCTGAGCGCCGCTACGAAGTCGTGAATGCCGCTGTACTGGGTTAGCCGTCCACACATTGCCCGTTCCTCGCATGGTTCCTTCAGCGTAGACCCGTCGGTGCCGACTTCGTCACAAAACCTTTTCCGGTGCAAGTTGGGCAGTCATCACGCGCATCAAATCGATCGAGGCAGGTGGGGCACATGCAAAAAGCCGCCGACTCGATGTGGGGGCGCACCTTTTCAAAGGCGTGTAGGTCGCGCTCTTCCTGGGCGACTTGCGCAACATCAACCAGAGCGCGGTAAGCGTATGGATCATCCATTGGCTTGTAATCAACACCGCGAACGACCCGTTCGGTCTCAACCAGCTGGTACCGGCGCCCATTCAGTTCCAACATCAGGCCCGAGATTGTCCCAATCTTGCGGGAAAGCCCTAAGGTCAGCCGCACCCCGTCCGCACTAGAATAAACCTTGCCGTCGTAGGGAAAGGAGGCACCGCGTGGTTCGTCGCTTTCGAAGGTGAAGATCGACCGGCTGATGTGCCCAAGTAGCCTTCCGGTGTCGACCTGCAAGACATCGTAGCTCGACGCTCCGCGGTACTGGCCCGGCGAGTTTTGCAGCTCTTCTACAGAATGCCAATAGGCGGCGTCTGCCATCTCGTTCATGTCGAACTGCTCAAGCTGATCGATCAGTCCCTCTGTATTCAGGGCAGCAGCCATTTGATGAAGCGTTTCCCGGTGTGCCTCGGGGTTTTGCATGCGGAAGTCCTGGTCGTCGAGAGTCGCGCGCCATCGCTGGAGCCGGAGGGATTTGGCTTGGTCGAAATTCATGGAAGAAGATTCGCTGTACAAATGCTGTATGCATGAACAGTAATCTAGGCCGGGTAAGGTGGGCGAGGGTGAGGCGACGAGCTGCAGTCATGTGGCTGCTACCGGCCAGAAGCGGCCCTTGATTACTTACGAAATCAGGGCCCATTCAGTAGCCGCAGCATTAAAAACGGTCTTGGTTGTAAAAAATCCCGCAGGCGGGAGCTCCGGATAG